GCACCCGTGCTTATTGCCAGGACTGCTATACGCACACAGTCTGCCGAGCTCTGGACATCGAAGCGAACAACATTCCCGGGTTCGTTAGCCCGAAACCAGAGTGAAACCGAGAGAGGGTCCGCCCGCGGGGCCCTGTTTCGGTCGCATTCAGACCGAGAAACGGAGCAGGCATGGAACAACTAAAAAAGGACTTGCAGGGCGCCCGGGAAATGGCAGACGAGGCATCAGCTTATCTCGACTTTGCCCGGGGATTTTTGGTCGCATATTTGGACAGCGCAGAAGGGCAGAGCGGCACGCCGGCCTTGGAAAGCGTCCTGCGGCACATCATCGCCGCGGGCATCAGCGCCGAGCTCGCCCGGGACCGCGCGGGGCTCGCACAGGAGGAACTCGGGAGCAATCCGCCGCCGGCCGTTCTACGGTTTGCCGCGGACATTGCAACCCGGCCCGAAGAGGAGCCCGAAGAGGAGCCCCGCTGGTACGTCACGGCGCGGGAAGCGTGCTGCTGAAAGGGGGGAGTAATGGAAATCAATATGTGGATATGTGAAACGTCATGGGCCCGTAACGGGAAATGGAAACCAGAACTCGCAACGCTGCGGCGGACACGATCGAAGTCAATTCGGGCTTTTCTTTTAGGTTACTCAATTTTGATGGCGGATTGGCGCGTGGAAAGAGATCGGGGTTATGCTCGTTGCTCAAAATGCGTGCTCAAGATCAAGACCGCGGAAAAAGGGGAGGAGTAATGGAACCAGAAGACGCCTTCATTGAATACCAAGACAAGAAAACCCGCCAATGGGACGAGATTGTCGAAAACGTGGTTGTGGTCGCACACCAGGACCGCGTGAGAGAACACACCTACGACGACTTTGACCTCGGGCCCGGATGGGTCTTCGCCGGCGGAACGTACATCAAAGACGCCCTAGGTCAACGCCGCTGGTGGATGGTTTTCGTTCTCCCGCGGGCCGAATATCGGGAAGCTGTCGGGCCCTGGCTGTCAGAGGGGCTCGGTTCATTTGAGTTTATTCAATGGGCCGATGATTCATGGCACGCGATCGCCCGGAGTGAAATCAACATCGGTTCTCGAATGACGACCCTCGAGGGTGAACCGCCCGCGAAACTCCAACAGTTTTTCAAAAGGTCGGTAAATCATGGCACGGCGTAAGAAAACCCGCGCCATCGTGATATTCGGCCGAGTTTGGGCGGGGAGAAACGGTTGCGAGTGTACCGCCACGGTTTATGTGAACGGGGAACACGTCGCCAGCCTCCCGATTGAGCGCGGCGCCAACAGCTATGCCGAACAGCGCGGGATTGAATGGCTTTACGAACACGGCTACCTACCGGGGATGATCCGCCACAGTTACGGCGGCCTCGAGCCCCTATATCAGTGGTGCGAACGAAACAACTGCACGAAGATCATTGAAACCGCCAACGTGGAGAGGATGAAAGACCTATGAGGAAATACACCGCCATTCCGATAGGCAGGATTTTAGACTGCCTCCCGAAAACCGGAACGTGGCACGGGCCCGCCTATCAGGGCATCGGCGGCCTGTTCGCCATCCGTGGGTGGGGCGCCGGAGACCGCCCGCCCATGTTCCAAGTGATGAGAGTCTACGGCCGGCGGCACGGCGACCCCGCCCATGACCGCCCGCCCGAAGAAATTTCCGGTCCTTGGCTGACAATGGAAGGCGCGGAACAATTCGCCCGCCGCATGGCCGAGGGTGGGAGCCCACGAGAAAGGTTTGCATGATGTGGTACAGAGTGCAAAACGCTGAAACCGGAGAAGAGCTCCGAACGCGCTTCGAAACGCTTTTAGGCGCCCTTTCCTATGCCGAAGACGTCGAGTTTTGCGACGTTGAAATATGCGACGACAATGACGGGCTCGTCTTGGCTGTTTTATCGGGAGGGGAGCTCGTCGGAGGGACGCCGGAAACCATCGCCCTTTGTGAAGAATGGGGCTACGCTATCGCAGACGAGAGGGGGTGATGGCATGAAGTAGCGCAAAGCTGACGGTCTCACGTCCAAGAGCCCCCCGCTACGGCGGGGGGTTTCTTTGTGGTACGATTGCGCCCGAATCGGAGCTCGCCCGCCCCCCCGGCCAGCTCCACCGCAGCCCCCCGCCGGCCACCACCACTGGCGGGGGGTTTTGATTTGGCACGCCGGCCAGATTTGGCACGCCGGCCTCGAGTATCGGGCACAGGGGCTTGACAAATTTCCACATAGGTTTACCATTATTAGCGCAGACGAACGCCAATCCGGGCGAAATTGACAATTGGAGGAAGAAATGCCAACGTGCCCTACATGCGGGACAAGATTCAAGTTGGACGGCCGCAAGAAGATGACGATACGGGAGGCTGCCGACGAGCTTGGGGTCGCTCGAGCCACCATCCGAAAGCTCATGGACGATGGGGAGCTCTACTATATCTTTCGTGGGGGAAGGCGATGGTTAACCCGCGAAACGTGGGAAAACTTCATACGAGAAAGGACAACCACGGGGCCGCTCGTGGACGACGATGATTAAAGCGGTCGTGCTCGTGCTTTTGGGGGCCGTCATCATCGCGGTTCCGGTGGCGTGGATGATTGAAGAATTTTTGTGGAATTACGAACCAAAGGAGAGAGACGATGGCAGATGAACTGATGAAAGTTGACCAGCAGACGGGGGAGATTGTTGCTTCGGCAGGGATCTCGATTGAAGAGACTCGAGCGCAGGCGGAAAGCCAAGCGGGTTTCGTCGTGGCGAAGCGATTCCCAAGGAATCAAGAGCTCGCCGTCTCGAACATCATGCGAGCGTGCGAGAGCGTGCGGCTGGCGGAAGAAGCAGAGTACAGCTACCCCAAGGGGAACACGACCGTTCAAGGGCCGACAATCAGACTTCTCGAGGTCATCGCACAGAATTGGGGAAACATCATTTCCGGCGTCCGCGAGGTCGAGGTGCGCGAAGATGACACGCTGATGATGGCGTATGCCTACGATCTCGAGACCAACCGCAGGGCCGAGCGGGCGTTCACTGTGCCGAACTTCATCATGCTCAAGGGCGGGGGCCGAAAGTATCTCGATGACCCCCGCGAGCTGTACGAGCTCCGGGCAAACATGGGCTCACGGCGCGAGCGTGCCTGTCTCGAGCGCGTCATTCCCCGCCACATCATCGACGAGGCCGTTGACGCTTGCCGCCTCACCGTGGCGACCAAGGGGACGCCGGCCACGCCCGAGAATATCCAGAAGATGATCGACGCCTTCGGCGCGATCGGCGTGGACGAGACCATGCTCGAGATGCGACAGGGGAAGAAGCTAAAGGCGCTCACCGGGCCCGAGCTCGCCGCCCTTCGCCGCATCTACAAGGGCATCGACGAGGGAATCACCACCGTTGATAAGGTCTTTGGCGACAAAACCCTGAAGCAGCCACAGGAAAAACAGGCCGAAAAAGAGGAAAAAGAGGAAAAGCCGAAGAAGAAAGCCACCAAGAAGAAGAAAAAGCCCGCTCCCAAGGCCGAGACGCCGGCCGAGGAGCCGGCGAAGGCCGAATCCCGGCCCGAGGACGGGGAGCAGGCCGACGCAGGCACAGGCGATTCTGAGGGCTCTAACGGCGATTTGCCGCTGCAAGGCGAGCTCGAGACGCAGGGCGACGATTTGCCCACCATTACCGACCGAATCGCAAAGGTTGAATTTTCCAAGGAGGGTCAAACCAAAACAGGCAGCCCGTACAGTTTGTATTACATTCACACCGATGGCGGCGAGAAAATGGCTTGCTTCAACAAAGAGCTTATCGAGCAGGCGGAAGAGGCAGCAGCAGAACGCTACTTGTGCGAGCTCGAGATCCACAAGAGCAAGTTCGGCATCAAGCTGATGAGCTTGGAGGTTCTTGGGTGAACTCGCCGGTCATCGAATTCCATGAACCCACACACACCTATTCGGTGAATGGGCGCCCGGTTCCAAGCGTAACCCAGGTTCTTAAAGAGGCGGGACTCATTGACACGACTTGGTACAACGAATGGGGGAAGCACCGCGGGAGCACGGTTCACAGGTGCATGCAGCTTCTTGCGGAGGATCGGCTCGACTTGGCAAGCGTGGACCCCAGGATTCAGGGCTATGTTGACGCCGGCGCCCGCTTCATGGATGAGATCAACTTCGAGGTCGAACGCACCGAAATGCACGTCTGCAACGAAAAGCTCAGATTCGCGGGGACGCTCGACCTCTTCGGCCGGCGGAAAAATAACCCGGCAATCATTGACTACAAGACGGGGCCGCTACAGCGCCCGACACAGATTCAGCTCACGGGATACTCTAATACCGACCAAATGCCGGGAGGGCCCATTGAGCTGTGGGGTGTTCAGTTGCGAATCGACGGCACGTACAAAATGGAAAGGTTTATCCCCAACTTCCCCGTGTGGCATGCCGCTCTTAGAGTGGTAGGATGGAAGCGGGAAAAATGATTTGGCCCAATTGCCCCGGCCACGCTTCGGCGTTGGCAATTCCGAGGCCGAACCCCCACCCACCAGGGCGTCAGCCCGACTTCTCTGACAAGGCACGCGATACCCCCGGGGCCGGCGGGGGGTCTTTCAGCAAAAAAGGAGCAGATTATGAAAAAGTTGTTGATCGTTGTTTACCTCATGCTCGTTGCGCTGCCCGTAGCGGCGAACGTCCCACCACCAACCGAATACACCAGCGGCGCCGACTGCGTCCGTCGCCTGATTGCCGGCCAGAACATCGACGTTGGGCGCGTCGAGCTCGAGTGGCTCGAGAATGACCTACTCGTTTCCTACATCATCGAAGACCCCGACTGGCGAATCAAAGAGGTGCATTTTGGATGGTGGCACGAGCAGGGGAATCTTCCCGCTCACGCCGTTCCCGGGGATCTTCAATATGGTCGGGAGGATCTCGACACTACATTGCACTCATTCACCATTTCAAAGGACAACCTTTGCACGTTCTCGAAGGACGCGCCGGCGAAGTGCGAGGACCGCTGCCCTTGTTGGTTTGCGGCTCACGCTGTTGTAGAGCGGCCGTGCCCTGAAGAAAAGACGATCTATAAGCCCGGGCGATATGCCACGTCCGCAAAGATCAAGGTCACGCGAGAGGGTCGAAGCTCATTCTTTAACGTTCAAATCCAAGGGAGCGGGATCAATGCAGCAGTCAACAACGGATGGTGCCTCGACAAAAGACTCACACTCCCCGAGGGAATCTGGCTCGACGCCGAAGTCATCTACGACTGGCAGGAGCTCGATGGAATTGTTGATTTTCCACAAAATATGGCCCTCATCGAATGGATTGCAAGGCAAAATTACGTTGGTCGAAAGGTCTTCTGTGGGCAAATCGTCCAGCGCATACACGTACAAAATGCAATCTGGAATCTGGCTCACGGTAAGCAAATTGGCTGTGTGGCTTCTGCGATTGTCAGCGAGGCACGGCGCCACGCAAATTCAAAAAACATTCAGCGATCCTGTTGGGAAATGGCGGCAGACTTTGTCCTAACCCCAAGGCTTTGCTCGATGGTTTCTCCCCCGGATGGTTTCGCTTGTGCGATGTATCAACCGATCTACTCCTACAAATATGTGAGGGAAACATGCCCAACAGATACACCTACCCCGTCAGAAACCCCAACCAGGACGGCGACTCCCACGCGCACCATTACGCCTACGTTTTCGGCTACCTCCACGGCAACGAGTACGCCCACCGGCACCCCGCCGCCCACTTTGACGCCCTCTTTTACACCTACTGCAACGCCTACCGAAACGGCGCCGCCGACTTCTACGCCGACCGCGACTTCAACGCCAAGCCCCTGCCCGCCGCAGCGCGAAACCGCATGGGCTTTTGGCTCAGTCGAATTCGGTATCGGTTGGGGTTGGTTTTTCGAGTGCTGCGAGGGTGAGTGATGTACGTCAGCCAAGCCAAGCGGAAGACGTGCCCGCTTCTCGGAGTCAGAGCAGCGGAAGCGACCGAGCAACATGGCCGGGGCCACCAATGGGTTGCGACATTCTCCCCGTCATATTGCACCGCCGATTCCTGCATGTGGTGGGTCGCCACAAGAGCACAGAAGGGGGACTCTGATAGCGACGGCGAAGGGTACTGCGTCATGCGTCTTCTCGAAGATGTCGTGGAGGCGTTAGCCGCGCTACCCAGGAAGGAATATGATGTTTGAGCATCTCAAAAGATGGCCCCGGGTTCTTGTCACCGGGCCCCAACGATCCGGCACGCGCATCGGCACAACGATGATCGCTCACGACCTGAACTATTGGCCCGTGTATGAGGAACAGGTCGGCACGGATTCACTCAATCGCCTGTGGAAGCACCTTCAGACGACGAGGAACACAGTCACTCAATGCCCCGCGCTCTCGAGCCACGTTCATCTGCTCGCCCTTGACGATCCAGAGCTCGCCGTCGTTCTCATGCGGAGATCAATCAAAGAGATCCGTGCGTCTGAACAGCGGATACGTTGGGCGTGGGAAAAGCCCGAGCTCATCCGAGAGGGCATCCTCGTCAACAGCTCATCGGCTGAAGCGAAATACAAGCGATGGGACGAGCTCCAAGCCGACGTAATTGGGGAGCGGGGTTTCGTGGTCGAATACTCGAGCCTCCACACTCATCCCCTGTGGAAGCCGGCGCCGGCAAGAGTAAACTTCGAACCGAGGCAAACACGATGAGCGGGCGACTACCAGACGAGGGCACAACGCGGCGAATTATCTCCGACTTTTTCATCAAGCACCGCTCCCTCATCATGCCGCACGTTCTCGAGGTCGGATCGGCGCGGCCGGCCGACGCTTGGTGGGCGGATCTTCGGTCGCAACTCGGCGGCATCTCGAAAAAGGAATGGACCGGCGTTGACATGAAGGCGTCCGACGGTACGGATGTCGTCCGCAACTTGGCTCGGCTCGACTTCACACTACACCCATTGCCGCAAGACAGCTTTGGGTCGTGCGTTTGCGCCGAAACCCTCGAGCATGTGGACTACCCGGCGATCTTCTTGATGAACGTCTTCAACCTGCTTCGCCCCGGTGCATGGATCGTCATTACGACCCCATTTGCCTTTCCCGTTCACGAATCGACGGGGAAGGACTACTGGCGATTCACGCCGAGCGGCCTGCACCTCCTTCTTACTGATGCGGGATTCGAACAAGCACACACTTACGAGCTCGAGCCATCGACGTTCTACTGGCACGACCACGAGCATAAACTTTCTGATTACCACGGCCCCCGTGACCTACCATTTTGGATCGGGGCGATTGCGAGGAAGCCTGAATGAGTAAACGCAGCGAGGAAAATTGGGCGTCGTTCGGGAAGTTTTGCGCGGTTATGATTTACATGATTCTTCTTAATCATTTTTGCGGGGGCCGATAATGAAAACCTACGTCATCACTTGCACCGGCGACCGTCCCGAAGCACTCAAGCTCTGCAACCACTACATGCAGCGGCAGGGCCATCAAGACTTCACATGGATCGTGGCAGACGACAGCGCCAACTCGATCCCCGAGAAGCCAAAGCGGTGCGACACATTCCTGCTCCGGAAATTCGAGAAACCAGGGGGGCACTCGTTACTTGGGAATCTTCGATTTGCGCTGATGCACATTCTTCAGGCCCCGGGCCCGGACCCTGACGACCTTGTCCTCATCGTAGAAGACGATGACTGGTATCACGCGGGTTACATTGGAATGATGCAGCACTACGCTCGCGTCCTCCCGCCCGAGATTGTCCTCTTTGGCGAATCCCACACGCGCTATTACAACGTCCGGTGGCGCACTTACCGCCACAACGACAACGCAGAGTGGGCAAGTCTTTGCGCCACCTGTTTCAAGGCTTCATTCATTCCTGACATGCTCAAAATTGCCCAAAACGCCGACCCTGACCGGCCGTTCATTGACGTAATCGCCTTCACCGAGAATGCCGAACGGGCGCACCTGTTCCTTACGGACTTCGTTTGTGGCATCAAGGGCATGCCGGGAAGGACCGGCATCGGCCACGGCCACACAGAGGCTTGCAAGCGCCTGAAGCGAGACCCGTGGCTCGAGACTCTCCGCGACTGGACGGGCCCGGACTGCGAACGCTACCGAGATTTTTACCATTCCGAGGAGCTCAAGGACATTCCGATTCCCCAAGACCAGCGCCATGAGCCTTGGGCAATTCAGGAAATGAAGCAGCGGGCCGAAGGCGAGTCCGGAATTTGTTGCATCTTCCGTCAACCCGGCGTTCTTCCTGATCTCACGGCTTTCGCGGCCGGCGCGTTCGCGCATGGATACCTCAACGAGTTCCGAGACATCGCGGACGCGAGACTCTCGCATTTCCCGCCGGCAAACCTCGCGGTCATCTCGGGGGGCTTTCTCAGGCATGGCGGCTTGAACGGCAAAGTGTTTGAACACTACCGAGCGATCGGCGTTCCTGTCGTCATTTGTGATCCCGGGCGCGTCGTCAAGAACGCTCAACGAATCTACGTGAACCGAGAACATTGGCTACCGCCTACCCTTCCACCGCGGAACCGCATTGAGCACCTTGGGCTCATGCCGAATTTTCAGGAGCGGGGGACAAAAATTCTGATCGCCGGCCAACGTCCGGATCTCGACAACCAGCTTCGGCCGGCGCTCGAGGCGATCAAAGCCTACAGTGATCGACAAATCGTTTTCCGGCCGCACCCGAACACCTACCACGGCCACGAAAGGCCGCTCTACGACCTTCCCTATGACCGCGTGAGCGTTGGGGGCGATGGGATCAATGAAGAGAGCAGGCAAACGCTCAACGAGGCCCTGTGCGATGCTTGGTGCGTCGTGACGCATTCCTCAATTGTCGGGGCCGAGGCGCTATTGAAGGGCATCCCTGTCATCTGCTCCGACGACGCCGTCTTTTCCGACGCGGGCGTCCCCCTTGAGGCGGCGTGCGACGTTGAAAAATTGGGCCGGCCAAATTGGGAGGAGCTCTACAATTTCCTCCGTCGATGGAGCTACACAATTTGGTATGAGAGCGAACTGAGGTCCGGACAGGCATTCTCGTATCTGAAGGAGTTTATAAAATAATGCGATGTTCAAAATGCGGAGAAGAGACGCCCGCGAATCTTTTCACCCACAGCGGAACAATTTGCGACGACTGTTGGGCCGTGCATGACATGGACAGATTCAGGGAGGTTCGACCCAAGACGGACTCGGTGCCAGTGGCGAAGTGTGCGAAATTGACGACCGGCATCGGAGTCCTCTGCCCCCATTGTGACCACAAGGTAATGCGAAAAAACGGATACTTCCACAAGCAAACGCAGATTGAGCGTTGCCCGAAGTGCATGAACCATTACAAAGTAAAAAAGGGGGAGGCGATATGACAGAGCGCAAGGAGCAGGCAATCGCGCTGAGAAAAAACTTGTCCGAAGTGTCAAACCTCGTAGCTGATCTCGAAATTCAAAACGAGCACGACTTGAAAGAGGCGGCAAACATCGGCAAGGCAATCAAGGCGTATCAAAAGTCCGTCTCCGAATTTTGGGGGCCCTTGGTAGAAAATGCACACAGCACATGGAAGTCCTTGACGGCCAAGCGAAACGAGTTTCTCAACCCCGCAAAAGACCTTGAGGCCAGTGTCAAGAAAAAGATTGCGGAGTTCGATCGGAAGATGAGGCTTCAGGCCGAGGAGGAGCGCCGCAAGGCTCTCGAACAGGAAACGAAAGCGGCCGAGGCCCGCCGGCTTGCGGATCTCGCAGAGCTCGAGGAATCCGGCCTTGTCGATGAGGCTGCGAGTCTTGCGGAACAGCCCCTCGATGTCGCGCCGATTCAAAAAATCGAAGCGCCGAAGGCCGAGGGCGTTCACACGAGAGAGAATTGGACCGCCGAGGTCATCGACTTTCAAAAGCTCATCGAATTTTGTGCCGAGAATCCGAGGTGGAATTACCTTCTTGCTCCCAAGGGCCCGGAGCTCAACAAGCTCGCCAAAGCACAGAAGAAGGCTTTCGATATTCCCGGCGTAGAAGCAAAGTGCGAGCTGACTACGGTAATCCGATGAGGGAAAAGATTACTTTTTTCGTCCCCGGCCGGCCAAGGCCACAGGGCAGCATGAAGTTTATAAACAAAGGGAAGCGCTCAATCCCCATTCAAAACCAGAAGCTCGAACACTGGCGTTCTGCGATAACAATGTACGCTCAAGAGGCAATGGGGGGCCTAGCTATCGTGGGCGGCGTTGGCCTTTCTCTCTCGTTTGTTTTCAAGCGCCCGAAAAGCCACTACCGCACCGGGAAGTACGCTCACCTTTTGAAAGACAGCTCGCCTGATCGAATGCTCAAGGCCCCCGACGTTGACAAGCTCATCCGGGCCGTGCTGGACTCATTGACAGGCATCGTGTTCACCGACGACTGCGAAGTGGATCGAGTCGGAGTCGTCAAAAAATGGGGGCCCCGAGAGGGGGTCGAAATAACAGTGAGAGGAGTCTGCTATGCCGTGCAAGGGCGGGAAGAAGAAGAAGGGCAAGAAGAAAAAGGGCGGGAAGAAGGGTAGGTGACGCATGTTCGGGCTCGAAACAACAACCCTCAAGCTGATTGGCGCCGGCCTTCTGATTCTGGCGTTGATCGGGGCAATCATGGGCCTTATCAACTACGGGCAGAAGCTCGGGAAGCTCGAGGCCGAAAACAAGGTGCTCGAGGAGCAAGTCGTCAAGGCTAACCAGTGGAGAGACGGCGTCATCGAAAAGCTCGAGCGGTTCACGGAATCAATGGACGCGAACACATCGGCCGTCAACGAGGCATGGGCGAGCTATGACGAGCTCGTGATGCGCCCACCTCAGATTGTCACGAGCTGGAGAGAGGTCGCAGCGGAGGCCCCCGAGACAATTGTGCTTGGGGACTGTGACAGCGCCGCTACAAATGCTTGGGACGTCCTCAAGGGCGCCGGCCTGATCGGAGAGAAGACATGGGAAGATACGTCGTATGGATCGCCATTGCCGCCGCATTTCTCACAGGAGCTTGCAAAAGTTCGACGCCTGAATTCACAGGACCAAACGTTGAATTTATACCTTTCGCCATACCCGAACCGCCCCCTCTACGACAGTGTCGGGACGTACCAGTTATCTCCGAATCCTCTGTACCACGCGAGAAGGTAGAGCAGGACGGCTCTGTTCTCATTCAGGCGCTTGCGGCTCACATCGCGCTCTTGTCAGCGATGCTCGAGGAAGACAACCACGAGTGCAAGGCATCGAATGAGGCCCGCGCCAAGATCGTAGCCGCGAAAGAGAAGGCCCTCGCGGAGCTCGAACGATTGAAGGCAATCAACGACGAGTAAAAACCAACCCGGGGCCTTGATGGTTGGGCGGAACCGGCCCCGGGCGGCTGACGCAGATTTAGTTTACTCTTTTTTTAGCCGCCGCTTCAAGGTTTGCAGCTCGATCGTCCGGTAACGACGGTTGAATTTCTTGAATTCATTCTGCATCCTCGAGTCCTTGACAGTCACCCCGGCTTTCCGAAGCTCGCGGACCCTCTTCTCTGTTGCCTTCACAATTTCCTCAATCGCCAAAACATTTTTGTGCCGCTTGTAGAAGTCAGCCGCGGCCTTCGGATCGGTTTTCGTGAGCTCGTCGTAGGTCTCTTTCTTGATCCAGTAATCGCCCATGTTGGCGCGGTACATATTGGGAGCGAAAAACTGCGACTCTTCGGCAAAGAAAGATTTAAGGACAGGAACATCCCGGGCCGAAAGCGTTTCCCCCGCAGCGCCCTTTGAAAGCAGACTCAGCCCGCGAATCACAGTATCGCCAAGACCTCCAAGCGCGGCGCCGATCGCATAGTCGATGTCTTCCGGGGAAATGTCGATCCCAAGGTGTTTATACATGAACCGCGTCATCTCTTTCGAAGGCTTTGAGACGCTTGAAAAATAACGGTTGTAGTTTGGAGTCGGCACGCCGTACTGTTCAGATCGTGCGAACTTTGAAGGCTCTGGTCGAATCGGTCCTCCCCAAAAATTGCGGTTCGCGGAGATGTCATAGACGGGGTCAAGCCACGCCGGCATTCCCATTTGGACGAGGCCAACGAGCGTCGTCGGGTCATTGTCGCCAATCGGGTTGAAGGCTGAGAGGCCGGCTGAGAGGATATGCGCTGTGCCCTCCCAGGCTGCGTCTTTTGTTTCGCTTGGCCGATCCAGTGCGCGATTGACGGCGTCGGCGGCAAACACTCCAGCTGCGGGGAACAGATTAAATCCCCAAGGCAGCGGAATCTTAAACCGTTTCCCCTCTCCCCCGGGGACCATGAAAATGAGGTTCCGCTTTTTCTCCCATGCGGGGATTTTGTCCCAATAGGGGATTTTGTCTTTCTCGTCCTCGCCGCCAACCCAACGCATCATCGAAGCGTGCATGAATCCGTAGCCCATCGCTCCGAGCATCATCTTTTGAACCTGTCGGTTCTTGGCTACCGAGTCAATGACCATTTTTGAGCCCTGCAAGGAGGCATTGGCGAACACATACCACGGGCTTAGATATTGCGCGACTGTGCCCTGTTGCGTGAAATCGACAGTGATGTCTCGCGCCAGCTTGCCGGCCCTGTCTTTAGAAAGGCCAATTTCGAGCCCGCGCTCAAAAACGGAGAAGCGCAACATTCCTTCGACTGCGGCGTTGTAATCTTCAATCCAATTGATTACAGATTTGACGGTGCTGAAAACCTTATTCTGCTCACCCTTGGTTTGCTCGATTTGAGCCTGAATCTTCCGCATCTGATCCGCTAAATCGGGAATCATCCAGAACGCGGTTTCCCCGCCGGCGAGCTTGAACTGCTCGATTCTCTGGCGCTTCGTGGCGTCCATTTGGTCGAGCGTCCCTTTCGACTGGCGACGAGCGTATTCTCCGAGAAGCGCCGCTGCCTCTGGAACGCGCTTCATTGTCTTCAAGCCAAAGCCCTCAAACTTCTTTTCGCCGCCGAGCTTGATCCCGGCGGTGAGAGCATCGCGGACAGCGTTCGGAATCACAAATGCGGGGTTTCTCGAGGTTGCCATCTTCGAGATGTAGCGGTTGATATTTACGCCAGCCTTCAAGATCGGGTTCAAGTCTTTTGACGAGCCAACGTTATTCAACGCAGAGACGAATTCAGCCATCCCGGGGCTGACGTGGCGAATGTAGTGCAGCTCGCCGTCGATCCAAACGTTGTAAACGTTGTCCTTGACCACCGAGAGCCCGTCGATTTTGGTTTTTACGGTCTGCGTCTTTTCATCCCACACGAGCCGCGAATCCGGGCGGTCAATCTCAAAGAGCTTCTCGCCGTTTACGTCCTTGACGTTCTTCATCTTCTGGACGAAATTCCAGACCGTCTTTGCAACGCGATTCTTTTCGGCCCGCACGGCCGTCTCCATCGCGTCCGTCATCAGCTCTACAGTGGCCGAGTGTGTTGGGAAAGACCGCCGGCCGAGGGCACGATGAGCGGCAGGGCGCCGACCCGGGTTATACCCGCGGCCGGTGTTCGGGAGATGGATCTTGTCGGCTATGCCAAGGCCACGAGCAGCTCGAGCCAGGGCCCGGTGCCACATCTTACCGCCGTACATCTCAATCTCGGGGATCGGGGGGCGCCTGCCGTTGGCGATGATGTCCAAGATGTCCGGGTCTTTGCCCCGCATCGGAGCGTAATGCTTGTAGTCCCGCCATTTTTTGAGCTCGTCTTTCGAGAGCAAGCCGGCACGGAATAGCGTTTCTTCTTTCCAGCGGACGATGTCCGAAAACCGGCGCGAAAGCCGACCGAGCTTGCCTCTATAGACCGTATCTGGTCCGAGCTCCCCATCCCATTCCACAAGCCCAAGCTCGCGCATCTCCTCGAGAGCGGCCTTTGCGTGCTCGTCTGTGATTCCAGAGTGAGGCGCCTCTCCAGCCTCGTCCATTCGCCTGATTTCAGCGATTTTCTCTTTTTCGCGAGCCACGGATTCGCGCTCGAGGGTTCTCATTTCGACGCGCTTCGGCTTGGCTGAGAACCCGCGCTCGTTGAAGAACCGAACCTCTGCAATTCCCGACTCGCGGTTGACCGCTACCACCTCGCCCTTGGCGTTGTTCTCGAGCGACCGGACCTTAGTGCCAATGGACAGGTGCTTCGTTTCCAGCTTCGCAATTTTGGCCTCTGCCTGTTTAATTGGAAGCGTCACATTCGCCATGCGAATTTTCGGGTTTCGCTCAAGCGCATGAGCGGCCATGCGGAACAAATCGAAGTCCTCGAGATGAATCCCCGACTTTGCTATGTCGGTAATCAACGGTTTGAAGAGCTTCTCTTCGACCCAATCAACAAGGGCGCCCGCACGCGCCTGGAAATTCTGCGCCTTGAGGTAGGCGTCGAAAATTTCGTCGAGCTCTTGACCAACCTCCGTGAGTTTTTCCTGAATTGTGCGAATCGGAGCTATGCGATCGAAGAGTGTTTTCTCCGCACGGTTTCGGTAATACTCCGTGAGCGTGTGGTCTTCAATCTGCACCCCGGGGTGCTGATCCCCTGAAAGCTCGTGAGCTCCAGACAACGAGTAAACAGTCTGCGCGTCACCGCGGTCGATGAGCTTTTCTGTGCCGGCGCCCTCGATCGCATTCCGCCACGCTTCGGGGAACTCTTCAGGAGCGAGCTTCCGATAATCGAACGCTTCTTCTGCGGCCCGCCTCGCACTAAGAATATCGTTCCGAATCGTCCTTAAAATCTTTTGCCCCGTTGGGTCGGTGATAATCGCCGCCTCTCCCTTTTGAGTCTCAAAAATCTCGCCGCTTGCGATTTGCTCCATGATGCCGGCGGCGCCTTCGATGTCGGCAATTTTTAGACCCGCAACGTTTTCGAGAAGAGACTGCGCGAACCGCTGGAGGAATTTGAAAATTTGGGTCGCTCTCGGCTCGGCCTCTGCTCGCGTCTCGGCCCACGCCTGATACGCTTGGGCCGCGCCCTCTTCGGTCTCGTACACCTTCAGCAAGGTCATGCGTTGATCGTTCGTGAGAACGTTATGAAACGCGAAGTGAAAGGATTCGTGAAACACCTCTTGGGAAATGCGCTTTGGATTGTAGAGAGAAATCAAATGAGCCCCGCTCATGTCTCCCTGCTGCCCAATTCGATACCGCCCCTGCACCTTGACGGTGCCGGCGTCCAGTGCGGCCACCAAATCTTCGGGTTTTATGTTTCGATTCTCCGCTGCCGTTTTGATGAACTCGTCGTCGATCGTCGGGCCGGGACCGCCAACGGCAACATGCAGAACTGGTTGGCCCTCCCTCGTCAAGCGGAACAGGCCCCCCTGTGTGTGCCGCACATTCCAGCCGCGGAACGCCTTTTGAATTTTTGGAACGAGCTTCGCCGCTCGAGCTCGAACGCCCTTGTCTTCTTTGTCCTGCTCTGCTTTTCTTTTTCGTGCCTCGCCCTCTTTTTTCGTGGCGATTTGAATGCGCCGAAGCCTGAGAATCTCTTCGCTGATTTTTTTCTTTTCTGCCGGGTTGGCGTTGTTGAGCTGCGCCGTTAGGTCTTTGATCCGGCTTTGAATCGTAACCCCGCTCTCGACGTCCTCGGCCCGTGCCGGGGCCTCTGTCGTAGCGGCCGGCTCGAATTCGGTTCGCCTTGCAATCTCGTCCTCGAGAACGATTGCGAGATCGTGGATCTCGGGATCGAGGCTTTGCACGAGCTCCTCGTCTTTTCTTGTGAGTATTTCGATCGCTGATTCGCCGGCCTCGATGCGCTTGATGAATTCCGCGACCGCTTTCGGGCTGTTGTCCTGCTCGCGGGCAACGCGGTACATCTGGTCAACGACGTCGTCCGCAGTTCGACGCCTGCCGAACATTCTGCGCTCAACGTCTTCGATGGTTTCCTCTGGCGCTTCTTCCCTTGTAAAGCGTTCGAGGATGTTACGCTCCGAGACCGCAGCCTCGAGCTCGAGCGCCAGGTCTCGCGCCTCGCCGCCGAGCTGTTCTTCAATTTGAACGTCCGACTCGTAAATCTGGTTGACCGTTTGGCCTTCCTCGAGGCCCCTCACGAGTTTCTGCACGATAGCGGGTTCAATGTTGTTCTTGCGCTGGAACTCGAAAATGTCGTTTTTGACTTTGTCGATTTCGCGCCGGCGCCCTGGCTCTTCCCGCCGCTCATCTGGCATCTCGATAAATTGGTCCGCGGCTTCTTGTTGCGCGAGGTATTCTTCCGGCGAGATGTCCGGTTTTTGCAAGGCGGCAATCAGGTCGCCCACCGTAGCACTCGGCGGCAAATATCCTTCTTCCTTAACAACCTCAAGCATTTGATCCGGCTTCATTCCGTCTTTTCTGCGATAACGAACCGGAACGCCTTCGCGGCCTTTGTCTCCGTAAATTTCCTCTGAGAGATAGCCTCCTGTGTGTTTGCCGATGCCACCATTTTCGAGAACAATTTGATGAATGGTTCGACCGAGCCGACGCTGCCCCTTCAGCCTGCGAAGGTGTGGATGTAAGGCTATGACTTCCTCATCAAGCACGACGCCCTTGCGGATCGCTTTTTTGAGCACCGCCTCGTGGTCTTCTTCGGCCCCGGTTTGCTCGTATTCTTGCGTTGTCATCTCCCACGGATTCTTCGGCTTCTCGATCGGCGGGAGCGGCGTAACTGGTTCCGGGGTAGCACCCTCTTCGACTTGCTTCCCCTCGTCCAGCCTCATAGCACCGCTCTCAACGCCGTGAGGCTGCGTCGGAGCGGCGGGGCCACCCACTACGGGCCCACCTACCGCCGGAGCCGCAGGGCCACGGCCAACGCCCTCAGAGAGATTGCGCTGTCCTCTTTGGCTTGGCGGCGGCGGGAGCTCTGCAAAGGTTTCGGTTTCTGCTTGCATGCGCTGGCCCGCGACAAGCTCATCGGCTTTGTTGATCGTCGTGGCGAGCTGGCGCATCGCCTCCTGTGGGGAGAGGCCCTGCTCGCCGGCAAGATCAACAATCGCGGCTTGAGTGTCTTGGTCAAGGTCGCCAGTAACGAACGCCTGGAACAGCTCCGGTCTCACCTTCAGCCAGTCTGGAGCATAGCCGGCGCGAGCGGCCTCAACACCTTCTGGCGGCGCTAATCTGGCGGACCCGCCCGGGCCATAAAGCGGCGCCACGTCAACGCCGCTCGGAGCAGGCGACCCGGGCGGGACCACAAACTCTTCCGGCCTTACGTCCGGTTGTGTTTCGGGGATCGGCTCTGTTTGAACAAACTCAGGGACCGCGGGCCCCATGTCAGCCCGAACCGCATCGGTTCGCGCTGCAACCTCTTCTCCGGTTGGACCCGGCCCTACCTCGGTCTGCGCTTGAATGTTCCCGGCGCCCCCTCCAAAGGGGCCCATCATCGTTCCCATTAACCCCGCTTCTTCGATCGACCGTATTACATTGCCCCACGTTTCGGATCGACCTTCCGGCGTCGTGAATGCTTCTATGTTTTCGAGCTCGCCACGGTTCATGCGAACAAAATCGGCCGCGGCAGACTCAACGAGCGTTTGTGGAACCTCCGTCAAAACCTCTTCGGCGCCCTGCCGAAGCGCCTCGAGACCCTTCCGCGCAAGCCATGTTTTGAAAGATTTCGCAGTAATCGGATTTCTCGCAAGCAGCCGGCCGACTGGAGCGAACTCAAGAGCCCCGGTCAAAACACCAAGCGTTGAGGCGGCGAGCTGTGCGTCTTCTCCTGTGACGCCCTCGGCCTCGAGGTCGGTGAGAATTGAGCCGGTCTGCATCGCCGCGGCGTCCGCAGCCGCAAGCGCGGGGTTTACCATCGCAGTAGCAACCATCGGCCCCATAACCGGCGCCTGTTCACCGAAAAGGCCGGCGGCATATTTGGCGGGCCCCAATAGTGGTTCCTCTTCCGACGCTTCTGCGAGCGTTTCAAACCGGCGCTTCGGCGCGATCATTTCATTGCCAACGGCGGCATCGACCGCCACCTCTCTCGCCATTTCGGCCACCGGGCCAGTCGCTTCGTGCATTTTCTTCGCAACGTCGGTTTGATAAAGCGGGTTGGTGTAGAGTTGCGAGGTCGTGCCAAGGGGGATAACCGGCGCCTGCTCAAGCGCCATCGTAAACGAGTCGGCAAGGTTTGCAGCCCCGGAAAGTCTACTCGTCAATGCTGTGCTACCGCGCTGGACGCCGCGGACAAGATCCCCTGCTATTTCCGCGAGCTGCTTTGTGATCGGGTTGTAGCCCTTGGTCGAGTAGATATATTTTTCAACGACATCGCCGTAATCGCTTTCAATGTCTTCGGTTCCGCTGATCGGCGCTCGCGCCACGCTATACGTTTCTTCCTCGTTGGCCCCGTCTGTGTCAACCACGATTCCGCGAAGGGCCCGACGCTCATCCGGAGTGAGCATCTGCCAATAGGGGCCCGCCTGAGCGAGCTTATTGAAAGCGGCGTGTCGTTCAATGCGCGGGAGGGAGAGAAAGTCTTGACTTGAGGGCAATTCGTAGAGCTGCCGACGCTGCCAAACGGCGCCAAGGTTATAACCTAGCTCCTCCCACTCATCACGCAGCCTGAAGATTTCTTCTTCTGGCGTGTCGTCGGGGAAATGCGCGTATTCTTCTCCAAACCTTACGCGGACGACCACTTATCACCTCTTATCGAAGCCGTAATCTTCTGTGATGTCCTGAACCTGCCCATAAGAGCCGTAACGCTCCGCGTTGTTTTGTGCGGCCATATAGTTTTCGACCGCCTGAAGCAGAAGGTCAGGAACAGACGCCGGATTTTCCTTGTACATCTCGATTACTTTTTTCAAGCCGCCGGCGGGCTCAATCTCGTTTTGACGCATCGCAAATTTGAGGGCCGCTGCCGCCTCGTCGAGCTCCTTCTGTGCCTGAAGCTGTTGGTTTGCCGTTGGCGGCGTAGGTGCCTTGGGTCCGGTCATGCCAGATCGCGGATAGCCCTTGCCTTGGCTTTCGGCCTGAGTGATCGGGTCTGGAGAATACCCACCGCCGTAGAGAATCATGCGCTCCTCTTCGGTCAATGGTTTTCTTTCGCCGCCACCGCCGCCGCCGACCGGAAGGGATGCCGAAGGGACAGCCCATCTCGTACCGCCCGGGCCGGCAAAGCCGCCGCTCTCCATTGGCGATCCTGAAAAGCTGATCGTCCCACCACCGCCGCTGCGTTCCCGCCGGCGATCGGACATCAGTTGATCCGCCGCTCTACGGCGCTCCTCTTGAGCCTTTCGCTCGCCCTCCGCGAAGTCCATCTGCCGCCCTGCCTCAATTTGATTGAGCACGACTTCTGCCATCGCCGCATCTTCCGGACTGATGCTGGCGTAACGCGAAGGACCGTAATGCGTAATCGCTCCGTGCTGGGACATTTCGCGCTGGTGTCGAGGCGTAGTGAGGTAGTCGTAGAAGTCCTCGAGAGATCCCCCGCTGAATTCGGTTGAGGGGTCTGGAGAGAAGTTCCCGCTGATGCGGTAAGCATCTGCGAACGAGAGATCATAGGGATACGGCATCTTCGCCTCCTACATTCCGTACAACATGAGAAGCTGTTGATACTTCTTTTGTGAATCTTCCTGCTCCTTCAGCGCGTTCTCGTACTCGGCGCCGTACTTTGTCCAGTCGTAATCTTGTTTCGACCCCCACGCGCCGTATCGCTGTTGCTCTTGCCGCTGGAAGTCCTCGAATTCCCGCATAAGATCGGCCTGCCTCGCCTGCTCGCGCATGTTGGCCTCGAACATTTGGGCATCGACGTCGTAGCGGTTCGTCACTTCGGCAAGGTCGCGCCCGAAGCCGCGGGCTGACTCCCCAAGCGTGCCAGAGTAGCCAGCCCCAAGGCCACCGCCAGAGGCAAGAATCCCGAGCTTCCCGAAGTGCTTGCCGGCGCCGGCAAATTCGCCCTCCATCTTTTCACGGAGCAGCGCCTCGTTTGCCGCAATCGCGCCGCGGACATCGACGTCAACATCTTGGTAGGTCGATGAGGGGCTGTACGATTGGCCCTCCCATTCGCTCCACCCGGGAATGTCCGGGCCGTTGAACTCGGCCTGTTCGGTTTTCCTCCGCAATGCCTGAAGCCACCCTGGAGCAGATTGCCGCTGCGGGCCCTGCGTATAGCTCCGATGTCTTGGCGTCGGATCGTGTTTCCCGCGCCAATTCGGGTCGGCACGCCATTCCGGCAATCCGGAACCGTAGGAAACGTTCGACGGATCGGTCCCGCCATACGTGTTTGTGTTGACGCTGCCGTAGTTCGGGTTCGACAGGCCCTCGCCAAAGCGACCGCCGGTGCCCCCGACCCTTCTCGTTGAAGCAGGCTTTCTCAGATATGCCATGTCAGCCTCTCAAAAATCTGCGGAACGCGGCTCTTTTCTCACGCGCCCCCATTCCTCGCGTCCCACGGTTAAACCCGCGGGCTTCTCTTGCCCCTATGCGACGATCCATGCCGGCAAGTTCACGCTGTTTGCGGCCCCATTCTTGACGCTCTGCGGCCCTTTCTGGCCTGAAGTCGGGCATCATACCAGCAGGCATTTGCCCTGACTCTGCTACGGAAATTGCAAACTCGAGGCCGGGATAACGAGCAAGCGCGAATGTTCCTTCAACGTCGTCGGCTTCGGTGCGCTTTCGACTGTAACCGAGCAGCTCGCGCAGCATGGCATCGTTTGCCATAGAATTCGCCATGTGTTGACCGCGTTCGAAATTCCCCGGCATGTCGTACTCGCCACGCCACGGGGCCCGCGTCGGTTCCGGGTTGCCAATGAAGCCGGTGAAGCCCTGGTTCGCGCTTGACCCGTAATCTCCACCCCGCTCGTATTTCCCCTCCAAGGCGCTCATTTGGGATTCGGTCGTGCCGGCCGGAACCTTCCCCCTTGCCTCGAGCTCTCGGAGATTCTCGAGCATCTCGTAGACCTGTTGAACCTCGTATGGGGAAACAACCGGCATGTTAGCCTCCAGCGGTCAGGAACTCGAGCATCGCCGGGTCATAACCCCCGAAGCCGCCGCTCGATCCCGAGCGCACCCGCCCCGCGGGGCGCCGGCGTCCCTGGAAACCGCCGGTGAGATTTGGCGCCCCCTCGTCGAACCCTCTGGCCTTCTCCTGTTGGAGCCGCCAGTAGTTTTGCACTTCCGCCATCCACGGATCGTAGACGTTTTTCCGCCACATCGGATCTTCGAACTGTCGCTGCGGAACCCACGATCCCTTAACCATGTATTCCCAATCCGACGAGCCCGGGCGCTGTCTCGACTGAGGCGTTGTTGCACGACGGAACGCTTCGGACCAGTCTGCGTCAGTCCAGTCTGCGCGACTCCCCGCTCGTCGCTGACGATAATCGTCCATCGCCTCATTTTGTGCCGCCACGTTTGCCCGCAATTGATCTTGCCATCCCGGTACTGGCATCTTATCCTCCCGCGTCCGTTTTCAACTCTTTCCCTGTTGGCGTATAGCCAAGCTCGATTTTTGTGATTTTTGCTCCGGTTGCATCGCAGTCATCATGTGGCAAGATTACCACCCTAAGCTGCATTTGATCGAATCCACGCCCAAGGCCGACGATCACTTTGCCATCTCCCTCGTCGCCGCCCTCGGGGATTTCTTGTGCAGGAACGTAGGTTCCAGAACACTCTGCCGGCGGATACCAGTCGAGCTCAACCTCGTAAGCTGTGTTGACGGCAGAGATCCTGTGCCAACCATACTCAGTAAGAATATAGTCCCCGACGCGCCCGAGCACAAACGGGCGTTTCGCGCCCGGGTTGACATAGAGACTTTCGAAAGTCCCGAGCTCCGAAGAGAGAACGATCTCGTAATCGCTCGCCTTCGTGTAGGTGGCAAGTGTGCGCGTGCCGTCAATTGCCTCACGGTAAATTCGGCATTGATCCACCAGCCACGGGAGCTTGTAATAGCCGCCTCTCGTCACTTGAACATCGACCGCCTCAAGTTGAATTTCCGGAATCGTGAGGCCGATCGGCTTGTCGTGGGTGATCCCCACCGCAATCGGCTCGAGCTCGATCTCTGGAACAGAAACCTTCATCGCCTCTTGGTAGCGTTGAACGATCACGTCTTGGGCCTCGAGCTCGATCTCTGGCACGGTGACGTTAATCTTGTGGTGAACGGTAACGTCGATCGCTTCGAGCTCGATCTCTGGAGTGGTAACGTTGAGGACTCGAGAAGACTCCCCGACATCGAGGTACCGGCTGAATGCTGTCCCCACACCCTCGACGCGGTCTGTGAACACCGTAATGTCGCCGTGGGGCTGATCGTTCGTCATCCAGTCATCCGTTGTTTCTTCCCGAATCAGAACGGCAATGTCGGGGCGCGTCGTGGAATCCGGATCGGCCCATGTCCGAATGAGAACTTCGTCGGCATCGCCGCGGATTCCTATGCTTGTCACCCTGAATGAGCCTGTCTTGAGATCCCCGACAAACCGTTCAACGCTGCTTCCCGCAATGTTGTCCTCTCCGGTTATCGGGCCATCAAGATCGAGCTTCACGTTGACAATTTCGTCTGTGCTTCCGGACGTTGGAACGTAGGACGCATATATGCCGCCGTGCAGCCCATTGACGATGAAAGCCGAACGCGGCTCGTATTCGACGTTGCTGATCGTAATTTCAGGCAGCTCAATTTCTGAAACGCCGCCGGTCTGATCGTTGACCAGCCAAACCGTCCACGGTGATTTCTGCCGAAAAACGAAAAGCACTTGATAAACCGGGTCGAAGCCGAGCCACGCAGATTCCGAACCGGGCTCCCAATCCTCAAAGCGGGTGAGATCGAAAAAGCCCTCAAGCCGAGCCACACCGTTTGTTGTCGCCGTATAGATCAACCCATCGTCTGCGATCATGTACGCGACACCGTTGAACGATGTCAGGTTAGAAATTGGCCTCAACCCCTCGCCGTAATTTTTCGTGTGAGCCCACGGGTAGGTTATCGACCCGCCATCGGTCAACAAAGAAAGCTGCCGTGTATGTGCAAGGACAACGCCACCTCGAATCGGCGCCATGTCGATAAGCGGGCCCGTCCCGGGAAGGTCCGCGAAGAACCACCCAACCGATGTGAAATCATCTACCGTTGCCGGCGCAGCATTCATAATGCGCTCGGGGTAGTAATTCCACTTGCCCTCTTCAAATGCGAGAATTCCGCCATAGAGCATATAGCCGAACTGTTCGCAGAAACATTGTGCTCGATAGATGTCAGAGATGGGCGTGAAGTTGTCAAACGCGGGCCGGCCGGCGCCGGTCACTGAGTAAGCGACAAGAGCATCCTTTCCAACGGTGACAAAGCGATTATCTCCGTAATCTATGCCGTAAAAGTCCGCTTCGGGGATTCCTGAATTTTGCGCCTGCCACGCATCGCCATCAGTTGACGTGGCCGTTGCCCCATCCTCCCCAACCGCAACCAGAAGCCCCTCTGTCCCTGCCGCCGTGATTCCCCAAAACGTAGTGACAACCGGCGAGGTTTGCACCTCCTCCGTTCCGTCGCCGCTGAATTTTATAATCGTGCTGTTTTCGCCAACGATATAAAAATCTGAGCCCCAATAAACGACATCGTAAAGCAACGCCGACGTTGAAGGAATGTAAACGGTCCAAGTAAGCCCAAGGTCTGACGAAATCAAAATTTCGTTTTCCCCAACGGCCGTGACGTAATCCCCGCCGATCGTGACACCGCGAAGCTGTGATCCAGCAAGACTCGAAATCGAAGTCCACGTTAAGCCCTTGTCGGTTGAGCGAAGAATTGTTGCTTGATCTCCAACAGCAACGAAAATTGAGCCCGTAACGTGGGTCACTCCGTACAGATTTTGCTCAACGCCGCTTGTGCGAAGCGTCCATCCTTGCGCGTCTTCTGAAGTGATGATCGTACCGCCGGCGCCCACGGCAATGAACGTGTCGGACCCAAAACAGACATCATTCAATCGGCTCAAGGTGACCGCTGTAGCCTTTTCCAGCGTGTAAACTTGGAAGCCATCGCTGTACTCTCTGCCAGTGGAATAAAGAACGAGCCCAAACTCCCCCACAACAGCAGCAACCGGCGTCGAATCGTCATTCCATGCAGTCGCCAGGAGGTCGGGCGTGCCGAAGCCAATGAAGCTCATTCTATTTCCTCCACCACAGTGTCAAGCTCAAGAGACCCCATGACCACAGAACGCGGAGGGAGTGCTATCACGTTGCTCGATTGAACGATGAAAACGTCAGTTCCGTCTGTGCAAATCGGAGCGAATTCTTTATCGTTGATGCGAAGTGATCTATAAAAGGTATAGGAGAGGGTTTGCGGTAGCGCGTAAATCGTCACATCGTTGAGCTCGTAATTTGTCGTCATGTCCGTAGACCACGTAATCCCATCGGTCGAGGTGAGAATCCCGTCTTTTTGATTGACGATAATCCCCCCCTGACCGTCACCGATTTGCGGGGAATAAAGCCGAGAAACGACAGTTGGGCCCCATGCGCTCGGGTTGGCAACACAGAGAGAATTTAAGGTTGGCCGCGGATATTGCAGGAAATAGGTGCTTACAACGGAGTTGTAATATTCCTGTAGCCCGAGGAGCTGTGAATAGCCTGCTTGATCTTGAAAATCGTCCAACGAGTGAAGAATGGAAAGTTTGGCATAATTTTGGTAGATCACTCTTGAGGGGCTTTGATGAATCAGGCCAACGAGCGACGTTATCGAGGAGGGGTCATCGGTGGCTAGCCTGCGGTTGCCGAAATTTGTGTCATCAGGCGCCGGCGGCGAAGTGCGGTCGAAATAGACTTTCGAAAGTGAAACCTCTTCCCACCCGTCATAACCTCCTGTTATCGGCCGGCGGTTTACAAAAATTCTCGAACGTGTAGCAGCGTACAGATTTTTCTGCGTGGACGTTGGGTTTGTCCGATCGGTGGCAAGGGCATAGAAATTGTCCGTGGTCCCGACCGTCATCGTGGCCCATCCGGTCCCCGCGGTAGAGCGTATGATCGTTCCGCCGTTCCCCGCCGCAATAAAATCAATGCCCGTCGTGTCGATGCTGTGATAGATGACTTGGTTGAGGTCTTCGGTAACTCCCGTTGAAACCGATGTCCACGTCACCGCGTCATCCGTGCTTCGGTAGCAAAGTCCATCATTCCCAACCGCAACCCAAATGCTTCCGCCAATCGTGTCTTTTGCGACGGAGAAGAAAAATTCTGTAACGTTTGGAGTACATCGCAGCGTCCACGTAATTGCGTCGGGCGATGTCCAAATCTTAGAGCCGACGGCCACAAATTGCGAGCCGTCATGCTGTACATCTGTGACGTAATCGCTGGCATCGCCAAACGTGCCGAGCAGAGTTTCCGGGGCGCTGAATCTTATTCGCCGGCGAACCCGGTAAACGTCCCCACCGCCAGAAACAACGTAGAAGGCGCCGTCCACATCGTTGAACGTCACGTCAACAAGGTCGTCTGTCCCGAGGCCGGTTACTTGAGTCCAGGTGATTCCGTCCATCGAAACAAAACATTGAGCAGCCCCGTACTCAGCACGCCCCACGGCACAGAAACACCTCCCCTGAGCGTCCGCGGCAACAGCCGTGAGGTCTTCTGTCGTCCCAACGCTTCTCGACGTCCACGTAGCGCCCTGATCGTCTGAGGTTTGACATTCTCCATTCGTCCCGACCGCACACACCCGGTCAAGATACGGGCTATAGCAAACCGATGTGAAAGACTCTGAAGTTGAGGTCGTAGCCCGACTGATGCTTGCAGGATTTGTAAAGTAAAGAATGACGCCGTCGGTTGAATCGGCATCGCCAACGACTACGAAATACTCCGTGGTTCCGAAACCGATGAAAAACGAAATGCCGCTTTTGAGGTCTGTGGTTACTCCCGTCGTGTATGTCGTTCCATCGACTAGCCCAACAAGGCCCTTGCCCCCAACGTAGTAATCTTGACCGCACTTCCCGAAAAGTTTTCTTGCACCAAACGGCTGCAACTTTTCGACGGCGTCATCTCCAGTGAATCCGTATTGCGTAAATCCGCCCCCAAGGATCTCCGATGCTGGAGTGAGCGAAACGATCTCCCCATCAAGCGTCAGAATTTCACGGTCTTTACAATATGAAATCGTGCCGGCAACGCCAGAGCTAACCGATCGCGTTGCAAGCGAGCTCGCAATTACGAATGGGTAGTTTGGAGCGATTCTAAGATCGTCTCCAATCCAGTTCCGACTGAACAGAGCACCAAGACTGCCCGCAACGATTACCGGATCGAATTCACCCATCCTGTTTTTAAGATTTGTGCCGCCGGCGAGCGGCTCATCAAAGCCAACAGAAATTGACGTGATCTCGAGGAGCTCGTCGTCGAATTCCGGCTCTGTCCCAAACCAAACGCCAAGACTCGGGCGCCCAATGTTCGAGTAGAAGGGGCCGGAAATATATTCTTCGCTGATTGGCTGTGAAATATCGACGGTCCCGTAGACAAGGTAGCCGCCAAGAGAGGCCAGTCGAATCGGCCAGTCTGCGCGGATTGCGGGATGCACTCGGAGAATCTCGTAAGATGCCCCCGCGGCCGAAGGCATGACTTCTTCCGTTACGAGCCTTGTGTTAGTCGTGACGTCGATGATTTTGTAAAGGTTGTTGCTTTCGCCCTTGCGGCGAATCATGCACCCGGGCCAAATCTGCTGAAGCCAAGACGTCCCCTGCCCAATCACTTCGGCCTTTACGCCGTCGGTTGTGATCGTGCCATCCTCGTAGATCGTGTAGAGCGGCCCGAACGTTTCTTCCCATGTGAACGGGAGGTGTCGAGAAATCCAAATCGTGTGGCCGGCGCGATCCACGTAATACGCCGTGTTGAGGTAGTCCTCTGCATCGCTGCCTTGAATCAAGCTGGAATATGAAAACATCCCGGCTTGGGCGGGCTCGAAATCGGAACGCAAGCTGATAGCGTTATCGCTTCTCGAAATGAAAAGATCCTTCAGCTCGAGGAGGCCGGGAGGGTCAATCTGCGTCGAATGTGCCCGAAGAATTTTCGAGGCCCCCGTTAGGGGGATGGCCCTATGCTTTTTTTTCGCCATCGTCCCTTTCCTCTATCAACGTTTGGAGGAGAATCACTTGGCCCTCAAGCCCGTTGAGTCTTGCTTGCGCCCTTTTCACTTCGAGCTCGGCCTGTTTCGCCGCCTGCCGCGTCACCGCAAGACGCTGGTCGAGGGTCATCTTTTCCTTGGGCGGCTTCTTTGCCGGCGGCTTCTTCGGTGCTGGCTTGCGGACCTTTTTCGTTGACATCCTGCTCCTCCTATTTTTGATTCCCGTTTCGACTTCTCAGCAACAGCTCATCGAGCATCCTTTGAAAGTGCCCATTCTGAGTCAACAGCGTTTCGATGTTGGTGGCGTTTTGGGTTTGAATCGTCGTCATCTTGTCGAGGCGCGCATCCAGCGGAATCTCTGTTTCTCGCGTATGCACGGTGATCGCCCTTGTGACGTATTCAGCCATCGCTCGGTCGCGTTCCGGTAGCACGCTCAGATAGAAGGCCCTTGCAGAAGCGTCAAACGTCTCCTGCGCCGTGTGCGCGATCGAGACCTTCGCCCAGGTCACGGCGCCAACAAAGCCGCCGACAATTACGCTGGCGCTTGCGAGAATTGAAAACACGAGCTGAAGTTTCGTCAGGTTGATTGAGAAGCAGGGGATAATTGTTCCATTGTCCTGCATCTCGGTTTTTTGAAATGTCGCTCGACGCTCTTTACACATGGGCTCTCCTACGGATTGAAGTTATCGAGGGAGTCCTGATCGGCGGCATCCCGCGCCGCTTCGACTTCAGCGTCTCGATGCGCTTGGTTCTCAAGCTGCCAGAGGTGAACCTGACATACAAGCTCTGCCTTCTGCTTGTCGGTGAGGGATGAAACGTCCGAAACCCCGTACCAGGGCAAGAGCTTCTGTTGAACAACCGGGTTCATCTCCACGTTGATCGCCCGCTGAACGACCGCCGGCTGCAACCTCGCTATGAAGCTGTCTGGAATGTGGACTGTGAAATCTGCCATTTTAGGCCCCCATGATGTTTCCGATATTCGCACTTAACACGGTTGCTACTTTACCAACATTCGCCGGCGTTACGCTCAGTGGCTTTTCTGAATACCCGGCCGCGGTAGCTGCGATCAACGCCTGAACGATCGACGCTCCAGTCAAAGACGCCGTCAACGTGTAGCTGTCAGACCCCGGCTTGCCGGCGGTCGGCTGGACGTAGCTGTAGTTCTTGAAGTGGATCGCGTAGCTGCCCTGAGCTACGGACTGGTCATCGAATTCTGAGTAGTTCAAAGCGTCGTCGTTTGCCGTGATCGCGCCCGTTCCGAATTTGGACGACATGAAAACGTTAACGCAAAGATGATTCGGCCCGCTCGTGTTTGCTCCAAGATCGGGAATCGTCACCGTTGATCCAGAGGAGCCTGTTGCCGCGTAGCCTTCGACAATAGACCCGCTGACATCGACGCCAGAATAGCGGTAGATGCAGGCCCCCAAATAGGCGCTCCCGCCGCTGTTGGTTACTGCGGAGAAAGAACCACCACCTTCAGTCCCGGCTGCGGCCTTAATGTACGTTCTTCGAAAGTTGCTCCCACCGATGAGCGTCCACCCGCTCGGCGTTGTCCAGGTGTGTGAAGTGCTGGAGCAATACAGTCCGAGAATCAGCGCGTCATCGGCATTGACGGTCGCGCCGTAGTTGACGGTGATGCCCGTCGTCCCGGCGTTGTATGCCGTATCAACCGTTGTGGCATCTTCTTCAACTATCGCCATCAGGTGATCTCCACCCAGGTAGCGCCGGGGTCAAAAAGAATTGACGTAGTGAGCCGCGAATAGCCTACGACGCGGACAATGTCGCCGCTTCCGCTTGGCGCGGTTTCGGTTGTGTCGCCGGCAGTCGTGCTCAGGAATTGAACGGTGTTTGCCGTGAAGCCCGACAGCCCCGTCACGAGGCCCCACTTTGTTGCGTATCCATCGGCCCCGTTCGAGATCGTGCTGTCAGTAATCATTACAAGCTCGCCGGTTGCCGTTGCTGCGGCGTCCGCGTCAGCAAGCGTAACCTCTGGCGTCCCGCTGTCATCCCCCGAGATATAACAAACGTCTCCCTTGTTCAGTGTTGATCCAGTATTGTTGGCAACCTCAATCCTGCCGGGGGTTACGTAGGCGGTTGAATAAACTCCAACGACCCCGTAATAGACTGTGGTGTGGCCTTCGTCTCCAGATACGGCATTGTAAAGCCCGACAAGATCGCTAACCTGACACCGCTTCTTTGCCCAAGAGGCCGAGAAGTCCTCGATCATTATTTCGTCGCCGCTGTCGAGGGTTGCCTTGTCGGTCAGCGCATGAATTTCACCAGCCGTATCGTCATGGATCGCGCTCGTGTCGATGCCGTCCTGTGAGTGAGTGTGAAGGTCGGTGTCGCTCCCGTCGCTCAATTCTTCGAGCTGCGCCGCCGTCACATCGGTTGCAGCGTCGTTGCCCGACACGTAGGAGTAATCAATCGTCGGCCAGTTGGTCAGGCCGGTTACGTCGTGGTCGTGCAGCGTCGTCGTTGATCCGTCCGACAGTTCCTCGAGTTCGGCAGCAGAAACATCCGTGCCCGCGTCGTTGCCGCTGATCGTCGCATACACGATCGCGTTGATCGCGTTCGTAAGGTCCGTGTCCCCGACAACGTCCCCGGTTGAGCCGTGAGCCGTCGTTAGGGCCGCGTGGGTCGCCAAGTCAGCCGACGTGCCGCTCAGTCCGCTTAGGTCGATCTCGTCGCTGCCCCCATTCTCGTGCGAGGCCGCGTGAGCTCCAGGCGTCAAGCCAGAGTGAGTGTGAAGTGACGTGCTACTTCCATCGCTCAATTCTTCCAGCTCTGCCGCGGAGATGTCGGTTCCCGCGTCGTTGCCACTGACATAGGCGTAGTCAATGGTGGGCCAATTCGTCAGGCCAGTGACGTCATGGTCGTGCTTGGTGGTTGTGCTTCCGTCCGTAAGCTCCTCAAGCTCTGCGGCGGTCACGTCGGTAGCGGCATCGTTCCCCGAGACATAGCTGTAGTCTATCGTCGGCCAATTCGTAAGCCCGGTAACATCGTGGCCGTGAAGGGTCGTGTCGCCGGTGTCGGTGAGGTCGGTCCAATTCGTCGCAAACGTCGCCCGGTCAGTCGCGTCTGAGGCGAGCAAGTACAACGGGTGATCGTCGTCGGCCAACCCGCTCAAGGCTCCATGATCGTTAACGCTCGTCGAAGAACCCGAGATTGTGGTGAAGCGCCAATCAACCGCATCGTCGCCGCCTTCGGTTGATTGAATCGCCGCCTCAACCCCGTTTGTCATCGCGGCTCCGTGGTGATAGATCACGGTCCAGAGCGGAATGATTTCTTCTGTAGGCCATTCACCAAAGTCGATTCCCTGAATCTCGGTGGAGGCCGCGTCTTGAGCTTCCGCTTTGGTATTGTACTCAGCGGTCCCGGGCGTGACGACGGGGTAGTAATCGCCGCCGGCATCGTCCTTAATATTCGTAGCGAAGACGTGGTAGAGGCAATACTTGTTCGACGTGACAGCAGTCAACGTCCCGGCGTTGTTGTAGGCGATGACCCCGCCGATGGCGTATACCGGGAAGGTTGCTTCGCAGTCCACCCACCGGACGTATCCGCTCCCGTCAACGTAGTAGCACTCCCAGGTATCCGTCGATGCGTGAGCAAGAGTCTCGTGTTCCAAATCCTCGTCGTAAAACTCGCCAGAGGTGATCGAAAACTGAGCATGAGAATCGCTGTTTCCGTTTTGATCCGTTGTAATATCACCAATCGTCATGCCGTCGAGATACTGCGACCCGAAAAGCTCGTGGAGGTAATGATGCGTTCCGCGCCCCATGATGGAGCCGTGGCGCTCATCCATGAGCCGGCCGTCGTTGTTGGCTGCGTCCCAATAGACGTAAGCGACAATACATTGATTGAGGATCGCGTCCTCAACCTGTTCATAGCTCGGGTTATGAATGGTGCTCAGGGACGCCGCGCCACCGCTGCCGATGTAGAAAACCCACAGGCCCTCGGTGTCGGTGATTGTCGCGGAAAGGTTCCCGGTTTCCGTGTATTTGTAGCCCGCATAGTGGTAATCGAAGCTCGTGACCGCCGGCGAAAGGGTGAGCGTAAGGCTCCCATCGTCCCATGCGAGCGCGGTGTCTGAGGCGTCATCAAATCCGTTTTCGAGCCACTCATCGCGGAGCAGGTAGTCGCCAGTATTGTCAAGCTGAAAACGGCTGTTGCCGGTATCCCAGGAATAGAACTCGCCATCAGATGACGGGGTGCCGAATGTGTCGGCCAGGAGAGTCATCGGCGGCACGGTCACAATCTGGCAGAGGATCTCGCCCTCAGTGGCATGGGATCTCACAACTACGCCAACGTGAGTCACAACCTCTGGCGAAGTCGGATAAACGTTCGTCAATTCTCCCGGCGTGGCATTATCGAGATAGAGGGCATCGCCCTCGCTCCATGCGCTCGTGTCAATTCCGCGAACGAGGCCGTTCGTGGTTACATAGCCGTTCGAGTTGTTGCCAACGTCCTCAGTGGCGAGGCCCACAGCAGAATAACCAGACCAGGGATTCGCTGCATCGGCAAGCTCAATTTTCGGTTTGTTGCCAGTGGCCCCCGTGATCTTCACGAGCTTGCCGTCGTCAATCTGTGAGCCGGTTATATTCCGGCACTGAATCAGAAGCTCCAGTCCAGTCTGAAGTTCTACATTCCCGCCCTTCATGCCGATATTGATGCAGCCGTCGTCATCGTCCCAGTGCATCCGGCCCTCTTGATGAGCCCCGGCATAACTATCGTAGAAGTCAAGGAATGGGATTTCGGTAATCCCATAGGTGTTGCCAAGGCCCCAATCTCCCGTCAATTCCCTGGTGCCGTCCGCCAGGAGGTAAATGTCGTGATCGTCGTCGGACAGCCCCGAAATGGAGCCGTGGTCAATGCTCCCCTCAGTGAAGTGAATCGTTGAATCGGCAATGTGCGTGTCAATTTGAGCATGGGTGTTTGTGCCGATGTTTTGAATTGCGGTGTGGTCGATCGACGCTTCGGTGAAATGAATGGTCGCATCTGCAATGTGGGTGTCAATCTGCGCGTGAGTGTTGGTGCCAACGTTCGTCAGGTCGGTAGTGTGATCGTGAGTGTGTGCCGGAACCGAGCCGGAACTGCTACCGCCCAAAATGTAGAACTCGTCCTGCCAATGGAGCACGACGTAAACAGCATCGGCGGCCTCGTCGATATAAAGGCCGTAGCCCTCCTGCGGGAATGAGGTGACGGTTGGAGCGCCAGAGCCGTAACGAACTTCGAAGTGTTCTAGCCCACGCAAGATGGGCTCTGCGGAGAAAACAACAGAGTCTAAAAGCTGATGAACTCGAGTTTGATTTTGAACGGGCACGGCTTGATTGACGAGCCCACGAAAGGCGCTACGCGCTTCAGTAATTCCAACTCTACCCACGTCGCCGCCGGCCGAGATTCATGCGCTTTTGGAAGGTAACAAGGCGGTTTTTATAGAACGCCGCCGGCGGCAGAGCATGACGCGCTGACCATGTAGTTTTCGCGCTGAGATTTTGCTGCTTGGCAGCTTCGTCCCGCTCGTTCTCGAGCTGGAGGCCAATTTCGGCCGCACGAGTGAGAAGCTGTGCGCTGTGCGAGGCAGGAATCTCGAGCCGTGTCGCCTCGTCAGTGTCGGGCATCGTTGGGATTTTTACGAAAGGAACCCTGACCGTGTAAACGCCATTCGGAACCGGCCGGATGCGAATTTGTTTCCGGTCATTCGCGCCAACCTCGTGCTCGAACCAATAGTACGGCGTGCTTTGCCCTGTAATGAGAGAGCCGATCCTCAAATCCCAATAGTAGTCCATCATTTTCATTGGGAAATTCGACGTGACGTTCACGGCGGGGTAGAGAAATTTGAGCACGTCGGAGGACGCTCCCATTTCGTAGTCAACCGTCCCCGCTACCGTGCTGATGTCCTCGTAGCCCCGGAGCTCTGCAAAGTCATACATCTCCGCAAGGTCACATTCGGCCATCCAGATATATTGTGCGAGCGATGAGTTTGAAATGTCGCCCGTCGCCGGGTTGCCCATCGCCTTGCGAAGCTGCGGGATGAGGTCGAGCGAGGAAAGAAATTCGGCCATGTTAGAACTCCTGATCTTCCGTATCGACTACCTCGATCGCGTCCGCTTCCGGCACGTATTCGTCTACCTGTTTCGGTAGGTGGTCGCGGTGCTTTTCGCAGACGACCATAGCGCCAAAAGTTTTCATCTCAAACGAGTCATCGACTGGCGCTCCCCTTGAAACGGCGGTTGTCAAATCGGGGCCGGTCACATCTTTCTGAAGTCGCATGTCTTCGACCCACCAGATTTGTTGATCGTCGTAGGTCGTCACAGCGAAGTACGGTGAAAGCGCGGAAAGGTGGGCGCCGGCGATGGCGGAAAGATCATCCAAGAAAAGCACGGTTGTCCCATCCATGCCTGTTTTTATTCCAAATGAATATTTTGTTTCGCCGGCGCCCCCGTAATCGTAATAAACTCCAGCGTCGATTGTCAGCCCCGGCTTTTTGGTCATCTGGTGTGTGCCGAACCGACCGCGGAGAACTGCATTCGTAAACGATGAAAGGTCTACGGTGTTTTGAGCTACGAGCTCCCCGTCGCCCCAAAATGAATGAGCACCATCGGCCGCGTTCGCGTTTTTGTACGGGTGAACATCCCACCGAAAGCGCGATCGGCCCATCGACACCTCTCCGAGCGCGTTGGCGCCCGTCAGGGTCCAGTAGTCAGAATCATAGCGGCTTGAGTAGAGGAAATTTTGACGAGGATTCCGCCGTCGAATTTGAAGCTGGCGCACCAGTTGACTCACAGGAAACCAGCCCCCACAAACGTCGCATTGTTCTCTATTTTCCCCGCCAAGCCCAAACAGGGATGCTGTGCCAACGGGAATGGTTTTCGGGCCCCAAGCCTGCCCCGCCGGATTCGCGGGGTTGACGATCGTGATTGTCGCCGCTTCGTTATTGTCCGTGAACCCGGCCGTAGGAACGAGCGCGATAACTTCTCCGGGCTTTGTCTCACTTGTGTTCCAGCGGACAGGGCCATCGTTGTAGGCCGTGGAGTAAACCGTTGTGGAGCCGACTGTGACCGTAACGCTCGTGACGTCCGACAAGTCCGGGGCGTCGATAAGGTTTTCCTTCAGCGCAAACCTATCCAGCCCTCCAATGCGAACATGAACAAACGAGCGTGACATGCCACCTCCCTAATTCGGCGTGCCCTTTTCCTCGAGCCCGCCCCATTGCCAAAGCTCGTTGTAGACCTGTTCCAGCGTTTCGGGGTGCTTCTCCGCGCCCCACGCCAGCTGATGAACCGACCGGACTGCGTCGAGCCCCCGCTGAATGGTTTTCCGGGCGGCTTTCGTTGCCTTCTCGAGCTCTTTCATGCGTTCGCCGCGGTAATACCAAGCGACACCGGCGCCGGCGGCGAAGAAGATCACGGCCGTTAGGAAATACCACATCATTCCCCTCCATCATCCTTCACGTTGTAGTGACTGTAAAGCCCGAGAACAAGAGCCGCGGCCGTGCCCCACGGGCTCATAACGATGGCGACGTCGCCGGCAGTCTCACAAAGCACGAGGCCCCAAGCCATCGCAACCGTAGCAATAGCGAGCGTAGCCACAGCAAGGCGGAACTTACGCGAGCGGTAACGATCGTCGCCATTGCCCATTAGGCATTCTCGGGAATCGACATCTTGAAAATTCTCCGCGTGCCAGAACCAAAGCTCAAGACGATAGCCGCGTCTTGCAGGCTCAGCGGGGTCGTTCCGGCATCCAGAGTGAGCTCGATGAAAGCAACGCAAGGATACGGATTGTCGTCAACGTAGAGGATCGCTTGATAGCAGTCCGTTGGCCCCGAAGCCGCATCTTTGTCGAACGTCACGGCGTCCGCGACTGCGTAGTAGTAATCATCGTTGTCGTCGATGTCTTGGTTGGCGATCGCCTGCGCCGCGTAGGTGCCCCCCGAGCACTCGGTATAGTCCCCGAGCTCCGGGTCAACATCGTCCTTGGTTGCACGCACGGCATTCGTGATAAGCGCAACCTTGTAGTCCTCGCCGCCGCTTTCAAAGCCGTGGTCAACAACGGCGTCACTCAAAAGCTGCTTCTGAAAGTCATCGAAAAGCGTCATCGTTCCTTGAGCTGCCATTTTACCTCCGAAGCCCGGAGACTATCGCCCCGGCCATTCTCATTTTCCATCCAACATCGTTGAGCCAACGTTCTTCGATGACGTTCGAAATGAACGCCGTCTCGATCAAAACCGCCGGCATGATCGTGCCGACGAGAACCGCGAATCCGGATTCTTTGTCGTGGTCCCCGTCGCTCATGTCCACCCGTGGCGTGAGCTTCGGGAAAGCAGCCGTCACGGTCTCGTACAGGCGCTCTGCGACCGCGTCGGCATCGGTTGTGCCCCGAGATGTCCAGAACTCGACTCCGTGCGCCGCGGGGTCAGAGAAAGCGTTACAGTGAATCGAGATGAACAGGTCTGCGCCTTCGTTGTTCGCCATCTCACATCGCTTTTCGAGGGACACAAAATTGTCCCCGTCGCGGGTTGTATAGATCGTCTCGCCCTGGTCGATCAACCCGCGTCGGACGTACTTCGTGATTTGGAGCGCGGCGTTTGATTCTTTGAGGCCGCTTGGCCCTACCGCCCCGGAGTCTTCGCCACCGTGGCCGGGATCAAGGTAGATTCTCATACCGTCTCCGATCGTGCCGGCGAAACTCGATCGCTTCGATGATTCCAGCGGCCATTCGCTCTCGCCAAGTACGATGATTTGCCTTCCCCTCGTGAGGCTTTGGCTTCTCCTCCATGATGGCGAGGTGACATCGGGCAATGATCTCTCCAATGGTGGGCGCCCGCTCTATCATGGCTCGAAATTCCTCGTGCCCGCGTACCCGAGTGGCAGGGCGTTGTCGTCGTTGCTGCACCACAATTGGGCGCAGCCAACCGCGTCCCCGCCGTTATAAAACTGTTTTTGAATCGAAACGGTGAGCTTGTTTAGCTCAGTGTCCGCGTCGAACGTCGGTGACGAAAGGGTTCCAGAGGCGGTGTTGTTTTCAGTGTACCCGGCCTCGCACCCGACTCCGCGAATGATGTAGGCGTTTGTGCTGAAATTGTATTCAAACCCGAACGCTGCCCATTGGCCGTATCCAAAAGGTTGCGACGACCAAAAGCCGATTTCCTCGACCTTTTGCGTCCAAGAGCCGCCAGTCGCGGTGTAGATTAGCGCCTTTTTATTGGCGATGGTGCTTTCGAGGTAAATGCCATCCTGACCATCGGCGCTCTGAAGATAAAGCCGGACCCTGGACGCCGTGCCTTCCATCGAAACTAGGCATTCGCACCTGACGGTCTCGCCGTCACTCGGGGTAAACCCGTTTCCGGTTGGAAAATACATAGCCCACCCGCCAGATTCCCAGGCGGTAGGCGAGGAATACCACACGCGAGAATACGATCTACCGTTTCCGATTGCATCGAGATCGGCATGGTCATCGACCTTGACGGCCCGCGTTCCGCTAGTCGGGGAATATGCGCTTGTGTAGGAGGAAAGGTCGGTTGTGTCAAGCGCGATGCCTTCCATGTTGACGACTTGCGGCCAAGAGAAAGCAGACCCAACCATGTTGTCAACCGCGACGTCTGCGCCGCTGACAGAAGGTGATCTCGACGTTGGCGTAAACGTGTAGGTGTCTTTGGTAGGCGTGACGGTATAGCTTCCATCGGAAAGGCCCGGGAAGTTGTAATCGCCGTTCGAGTCCGTCGTGTCGGTGTCTGAAGCGTCACCGCTCAGAGTCACAAGAACGCCCTCGATCCCGGCGGTGTCACCGTCCACAATCGAGCCGGAAATTTCCCAAACTTGAGCCATCGTGTCGGCCGCAGCATCGGACCCCGAGATCGCAACCGCGTCACTCGTTGGGCTGAAGGTGCTTCCGGACTTCGTTGGAGTCACCGTGTACGAGCCATCAGAGAGCCCCGAGAACGAATAGGTGCCGTCGCCGGCGGTTGTGGTGCTGTCCGACGCATCGCCGGTGAGAGTCACCGTAACGCCGCTCAGGCCGGCCCCTGCGCTATCGTTGATCGTCCCCGTGATCTCCCAAACCTGAGCCATTGTCGTAGCGACTTTGTCGGCCCCGTTGACCGTCACGTTGTCGCTTGCCGGCGAGAAGGTGCTGCCGGCCTTGGTGGGTGTCACCGTGTAGCTTCCGTTCGCCAGATTCCCGAACGAATAGGCCCCTGAGCCGTCCGTGGTGTCGGTTGCGGACGCATCCCCGGAGAGCGTCACAGTCACGCCTGAGAGGCCCGCGCCGGCGCTGTCATTGATCGTTCCGGTGATAGCCCAAACAGACGCCATCGTGGTTGCAGTTTTGTCGGCCGTGGTGATGGTCACGGCGGCACTGGTCGGGTTGAAGGTCAGACCAGCCTTTGTGGGTGTCACGGTGTAGGAGCCGGCGGAAAGCCCCGTGAACTCGTAAGCGCCCCCGCCCGACGTTGTCGTCGAATCAGAGGCGTCCCCCGTAAGCGTGACGGTAACGCCGTCGAGGCCGTTCCCATCAGCGTCGTTGATCGTGCCGGTAATCGAGTAGGTCGGGGGGCCCGAGTCCTCCCCGCCCCACTTGGCCCAACTCGGCCAACCGCTCCAGCGGCCCATTTTAGCCCCCGCCTAGAACATTGCGGACCACGCAGAAGTAAACAGCCGTGATACTTCCGGCCGACACGAGCCGGTAACGGTAGCTCTTGAACGGAAAATCTTGCGGCCCGCCGGCGGTTGGAGCGCAGAATCCCGCTGCGCTGTTATCCGCGGTCGTGAGAACCGTCAACGTCTCCATTGCGGTCGCTGGCGCAACCCCGCCGTATGCCCCGCCGTCAACGCCGCGGGCGTCGGCGGGGCTCAGGTCGAGGTAAAGGGTCGTGTTGACGGCGCCGGTGTATTTCAGAAACGACTGGAAACCATTCAACGCCTCTGCGTTGTACCAGTCCGTCGTGATCGTTTCCGCTCCGACCGCTTCGTTCTTCTTGAACCAAAGCGTATTTCCTTGTAGCAGGCTCATGGCCCCTCCTCAAAAAGCGGCGGGGTCGGGGGAAGGAGGAGCCCGACCCCGCCGGGTTGATAAGAGGTTAGCTTCCCGGCCGGCCTACGAAATCGTCGTAGTCGGTCACACCAACCATGAGCCGCATGTGAGCGAAGTTCGAGCGAGTCCGGTTGCGACGTCCGTACTCCCAATGGGTCTCGAGGTTCTTCCGCATCCGGAATCGGAAATTCCGCATGGCCCTCTCGCCCATCATGAAATTCGCATCTTGGTCCGCGAGCTCCATGCACGGAACGCGCATGATGCCCTTGTCCTTCAGGTTGTTGACGTTCTTCGAGCTGACATAGTCCGTGGTGCCGCCGGTGGCGATCGTCCCATCGAACTCGTACTGTTGCGTGAAGATCCGCGACACGTCGCGCTCGTTGACGTCGTGGTAGATGAACGCCTTCGGGGTTGAAGGCTTGCGGAGCCCCTCGTGGGTGTACTGCGACAGCTTGTGCCAGTCGATCATGTCCCAAATCAGGGAGAACGACGGCGAGCCGGCCGACAGTTTGTTGTCAACTGTGGTGATGCTCGCGTCGAGGCTGTGATAGATGGGGTGATCGTCGGCACAGAGCGCCTTCGAGTCGTACATCGTCTGGATCGTGGTCGAGAATGCACGGTTGAAGGGCGCGGCCGCGTAGAGGCATTTCGCCTGCGAGAACGAAATGCCGATTCCAGAAGCCGCGGTGTTGAGGAACTCTTTCTCGGTGATGTGCCGCATATCTTCCAGCAGCTTGTCATCGACTTCGAAGCCGAGTGCGAGCTCGACGTCTGTGAGGCTCCACTCACCGATCTCGTGCATCGACTCGGTTTGGATGTCCTCGCCGTAGTCGCGCTCGTATGGGAAGCCGAACGCGCTCCAGATGTACCCCCTGATCTCTTGATCGCCGGGGCCGTTCTTCGTCATGTCGCCGTAGACTTTTTCGTAGTTCCAAGTCTTCTTGGCGGCTTTTTCGTGGACGACTACCTCGTACTCGACAAGGCCAGTCGTGCGAGACCACTGTGCAGGTGTCATTGGCATGACAAACCTCCCTTACTGGCCGACGTGCTGCAAGAGCACGGAGTCAAGGAGCCGGAACAAGGCGCGATAGCGCGTGCTTCCGTCCAGTTTGTCGCGGAGCGAACCTTGCACCTCACCCTCGCAGATGAGGCAGGCTGTTCCGGACCCGTGGGTGCCGTCGAAGTTGGCGTACCAGCGGAGCGAATCCCCGCTGCCAACGCTGATGAGCTCGTAGAGTTTGCCGGGAATGAACGCCGAGGCGTCCTTCGCGGTTGACAGAATCGTCCCGTAGGTGTCGAGGGCGATCTTGTCGCTTGGATGGATGACCGTTACGGGGGCGTCCGATGAGGTTACGCCGGTGGCGTCCTTTTGGGCGAGCCCGAGGATTTTCGTGTCTGAGTCGTAAACGAAAAGACGAGTCTCTCCGCTCGTGGCATCGAGGGTGACAAAGTCACCGTCGTTCCAGGTCTGCGCTGCATCCTCGAGCCCATGATAGGTTTCCCGTGTCGGTTGCGAGACAAGCACGGGGATGGGCATGGAAGTCTCCTAGTCTGTTACTGCGTCACCTGTTTCTTTTTGTCCGCCCGCGGGATACAACGGCAGCTTCTTGGTTTCTTCTTTGACTTCCAAACGGCCTACATTCCTGCCAGCAACCTCTACGGGCTGCTTGAGACTCCGCGCTGCGCTTTCTTCAATCGCTTTCAATTGCCGTTCCTGAAGCTGCTTCGTTTTTACGCATATGATGTGCTTTTCAACTGTCCCTCTTCCATTCCAACATAGCGCCCCATTTTCCAGTGTCAAGCCCATTCGTTTTTGGAGGCTCGACGACCACTCCTCACCGATCATCCGGGGGGTGAGTGCTTGGTGTCCCTTCGATCCGTCAGAACGCGGGTCAGTTGGGAGGAAGAATGCAACCTCCCACTGGAACTTCCCGCCACGCGAATAGTTTTTGTTGAGATGCTCTTTGATGACCGTGGCGATTCGCTGTGTCTCGGTTTTGTGGGCCCGGACTTCTGTTTGGAACTTTTCAAACTCCTCCGGGTCGAGCACGCCCTTTTCCGGCGTGGCAAAATCGCCGGTGTCAATTTCCCCGGCCTTGAGCTTTTCCGTTACCGATGTGAGCTTTCGGTCTTCGGCGCTCGCAAGCGCATCCTTTTGAACCGTTGTGAGGCCGGCCGGCTTCCTCTTCTTCTTGGCTGGAGCCTTCTTTTGTTCTGCCATGATCCTGCTCCTTATACAACCGGCTCGGAAAGCTTTTTCCGGGCCTCTGCAATTTGTTTTTCGGAGTAACCGCGACCGTCCTTTTTTGCCGCTGCCAGCGCCGCCGCGTCTTCTGCGCTCACGCGCCGTTTTTGAGGCGCCGCGGGCGGCTGTGGGCCGGCCGGCGTGGCCTGTGGGATGAGGCCCCGAGACGGCAGGCTTGCCTCGCCCTTGGCCGCGTGCAAAACGCGGTGGGCGAAAACCTCGTCACAGATGTTGTCAAGGCGCTCTGTCCTTCCGGTGCGGTCTGCCTCGTCCATCGCCCGTCGCACGGCAATCGAAACGAGATTTTTCACATGCTTTTGGACTTCCGGATTGTTTCTGAATTCGGCGTCCTGATTGAAAAACCCTTTCTCGCCCCACAGGTTCGCCACCACCTCTTCGGTTCTGTTGACGGAACGCTCAACTTTGTCGCGTGTGGCCTCGAACGTGCCACGCTCTAGGCCGGTAAGGTTTTGGGTGATTTCTTCCAGCTTTTGCGTCAAAGGCTGTGTGCTCCGCTGGATTGCCCAATCCATGTACCTGTCGAGCTTGGCCTGCGCCTCTTCGGGATCGTTGAGCCAGTCGTTCCCGGTTGGTTTTGGCGGGGCTTGTGGAGCCGGCTCCTCTTGGCGGCGCGGCTCCTCTCTGCGATACGGCACGCCCCCGACCGTTTCCGGCGATGGGGGCTCTGGCCCCGCCCGGAAAATCCCTGAGATGTCGTCGGGAATTCCAATCGGCTCCGGCTCTGGCGTTGGTTTTGGTTCTGGTTCTGGTTCTGGTTCCGGCTCGGGTGCCGGGTCATCGGGCATGTCCCGCGTCAGCATTCCGCTGTCGTCGGACGTGATAGGCTCTGTTGACCCGGTCTCGCCGTCGCCCGCCGGCTCGGGCGGATCTTCGGCCCCGCCACCGGAAGGCTCTTTGTCGAACTGTTGCGCCTGCTCCAACCACTTCCATTTCATTTCTCGTTCTCCTCGTCCTTGGGTGCCTCAAGCGCCCATGTCAAATAATAGTCGATCGCGGAGCCCTGAATTGCAAGGCCCTTCAAACGATCGCCGTCAATTTCTCCAGCAAGCATTTTTTCCTGAATGCGCGTTCGATCACGAAAAAACATCTGCACAACTTCGCCCCATTCAGGCTGTCGCTTCAGGTGATCCAGCTGGTTCCTGTCCGGGGCCCGCGGGATTTGATTCGCCTGTCTCTCCTCCAAGGTCCACGACCTTCGCCTCGAGGTCGATTGCCCTCTGGTTGAGCTGTTGGATGATGGTTTCGTAGCGGCTGACGGCTTCCGCAATAGCTTGTCCAGCCACGACGGAGCCTTGAACGTCCAAGACATCGCGCACCTCCGGAAGCTCGAATTCTGTGAGCCATTCTTGCAGAAGAAGAACGAGAACATCAAGTGCATTGCCCGCAATTGGCGAAATCGGTGTTCCGCTTGAAGCGGCTTCGCCAAGAGAAAGAATTGACTCTGAAATCTGCGGCCATTTGTCAACCAGGGCCAAAGCCTCTTGCTTCTTGACCGCCTTCGACATGGTTTGAGAGTTGACCTTCGTTTCGAGGATCACTTGATCGCGCCAGTATCCAGGCGGGAATTCTACGAGCATCGCTTGAAGCATTTGAGATTCCTGCGGCGATTGTGCGTCAACAAAAATTCGCAAGGACTCCGGATAGAACTGTCGATATTGGCTGTACTGAATTTCGATGATCCGAATAAGGAACCTTCGGAATCGTGTCATCAGCGCGTAAAGCGGCTGCATCGCTTTTTCCATGACCGAGGTTGTCCCGGTTGCAGTCGGCCTTTCCGCGAGCTCGTGCCCGGAAAACGCGAGCGGGATATTCGAGGCATCGTGCATGTGACGCTCGATCCTTTCGAGCATCGTGAGCAGGAACGTCACCTCGCCGCTTGTGAGTTGTATTTCGTGGATCGCATCTCCGAGTTTGTCGATGACGAGCTTATCGACCTCAAGCAGCCCGGGGCCTATTCGCCCATCTTGGAGCATTTGCGAGAGGCCAAGGTCTTTCAGCGCGACCATGAGCGGCTCAATCGACCGGACCCCCGCATCGAGCAGAATGTTCACGATGGCTACATAAGCGCGATGCAATTGATCGAGAACGAACACCATTGAAACGCCATCGAGCGAGCCCGCGACCTGATGCCAGCAAAATGTTGCGTAGGACCGGGGGAATTCTTGATAGAAGGGATCGTGTGCCGCGAGCCACGTTTTCCGCTCGAGATCAACAATGATTACGCACTCGTTCCCCTCGTAGGTTGTATAGACCTCGAGTGGATGAAGCACGGTGCTTTCGGAACGGTCCTTTTGTTGATTGTCGATCTTGTGGGCGATGTAGAGCTCGATCTTGTCCTCGTCTTCTTCGGGCCGCATTGCGGAATCGCCAACAGCAAGCGGGTTAAGGTCTGCTCGGTAATATCCCTCTTCGACCTTTTTGCGAATGTCCGCAACTCTCATGTCGAGCTTTTCGGCCCACCAAGGAGCCTCGTCGATGTCGGCACAGGGGATCGGATGATAAAGCCTTCTCGGATCGAGAACGTACGGCTTGTTCCCCTCGAACACCACTTCTTCCCGGCTGTTTTCGAACCGCTTGCCATCCGGCCCCACATCCCAAAACCTTATTTTTCGCACCTTGCGAACATAGGGGATCTTTGCGGTGCATTTTGGGTAAATCTGTGCGTGACGGATTGCGTCGTCGATGAAGGCGTCATAGTCCGAGCGGTCTGCGATCCAGTCAAGAAGGATGTCGTGGGTTGCGGCAATTGACGGGAAGCCGGGGCGGGCCTTGGCGACGAACACCGTATCTTGCGCGGCTATGGGGTTCGAGAGGTTTGCGCTCGCCTGCTTGCATTTCTCGAAGGTGATTGTGAAGTCGAGCTGCGATTCCGTCCGAGATGTTGCGTCCGGTTCGCCCGTCGCCCAATAGTTCGCTTCGCAGTCTTCCCAAATGGGCTCGATTTCTTCTTTGCGGAATTCAACGACTTTGTCGATCTCGTCACAGAGCTTTCGGACGAATTTGTCGAAGTCTTCATTTTCGCCAAGCCTCGTGGCAATTGGCTGGATTGGATAGACGGACTCGGGCCCCTCGTTCATCATCGTACAAGCCTCAATTTTCTGGACGGCGCCAGTCCATAACGCGGCCGGGAGATTGGCCGAACGTCCACCCTGTCAGAATCTCCGGTTTGATCCCATACAGCGTGTGGGTTGAGTGTCCTGTCTTCGTCGGTTGCGTACCAGTATTCGACGTGCATTGGGAAGGTGTCGGCCAGCGCCGGCGATTCTCCAATGACCTTCCCATCGGGTCCGATATTGAGGTTACATAGGTGGGAAACCACCGGCTCATGCTCCGGTTGTAGCACATAAAACTGATGGGCTGCAACATACGGCTGGAAACGATCGAGGATTCTGAATCCTTTTCGCTGCCCCCGGGACTGGAAAGGTTTCACATGAAACATTTCTCCGCGGCGCCGCATTTCTTGGATGAGCCACTGTTCGACCCACACTTGCATCGCGTCTTTCTCGACAATCAGAAAATCGACGTTCCACTTTGCGCCCATTTCGAGAAACAGTTCGATTTGTCTGTGTGGCTCCGCAACCCCGTGCCACCAGTCGCAAAGGCACCCGAGCTTCATTGGCGGGAGCCACCAACAGACCGTCATGCCGGCCTTGTCGGTGTCTTTGCTCATGCCGCCGGTTGGGTCCAGCGCGGCCGTCACAACGCCGCGGGACCAGGGATAGGAGACGCCGTCAATGATGACGCGAGCCGGCTTTGCAGAGCGCCCATATTCGAGGCTGTATTCGCCAAAGTCTTCGCGGCGAAACTTCCGCGTCCCTTCGGGGATGAGAATGTTGAGCATTTGGTGAGAGTAGACGTACTCGCCCATCGTCTCTTTGTCTCGGGCAAGGCCCTCGACTGTGCGGCGCTCAGGAAAGATCGGCTGGCCGTCCTCCCACCGGAGCTCTCGATTTGGCTCGAGCACGCGCTCGTCAATGTACTCCTGCGGTAAAAGTCCAGGGTCCAAGCCGACGAGCTCAAGGAAGGCGTTGAATCGCTCATCGACATCGCAGCCGAGCACGAGCCTGTGAAAACGCTCGTTTCTCAGAAGGGTTTCATACCAGCCGTTCTCGCCACCGGGCCAAAGCGTACCAAGGATAATGAGCAGCGAATTTTCGTCCTCGAAAAGCGGGTTGATCGTTTGCAGGAAATTCACCGCGGTCGCCATGACGACTTCTGATTGTGCCGCCTTGAACTCGATGGCGTCGTCCACGATGATGATGTCGAAGTGGCCCCCGGTCACGCCGGTTGCGATGCCCGCCAGCTTGACGGACGGCTCTGCATAAATGCCCGAGCGGTTGACTGTGAATTCTGTCATCGTCCCGAGCTCGCCCGCCGGGATCAAGTCCCCGAAATACGTTCGCATCGGTTCCGACTTGAGCACCTCTCGGAGCTTTCGCCCCTTCTCTCGGGCCATGTCCGAGTTGTGCATGATGACGAGGATTCTGACATTGGGGTTGTTAATCAGCGCGTGGACAATGAGGGCGATGTGGAGAAAAGAGGTTTTGAAGTGGCCGCGGGGGACGAGACAAAGAAACCATTTGTGGCCGGCCCGAAGGCCCTTGTTGAACCAAATCTCGAGACCGAGGTGAAGAATTTGTGAGAGCTCTGTGAATCCGCAGAGATACCAAGCGCACCAGTAGAGCGATCGCCTGCACCGCGCTCTGACTTTTTCAATCTTTTCCGCGTCGGGTAATTTGCGCGATTTCATGCCGCATCTTCGCCGGTGTACTCGGGGCCGAGCGTGCTGCCGATCATGGCCTCGAGATATGAGCTTTCTTTTTCGGCCTCGTCGAACGCATCGCGGAGGTGGGGAGGAATCATCTCACGTATTTTGCCACTATCACGCGAAGAGAGGAAAACCTTCGTCCACTCAAGCAGAGCCTTCGCCGCCTTTTCTTTGTCCCCCTGGCCGGCGTCGGGGTCGTTCAGCATGTCAACCCACATCTGGATAGCCTTCGGCGTGCCTTGGGAAACGAGCTCGAGGACCGTCATTTGATTGCGGAGATACGAGGCGAAGGCGTCGGCCGCGAATTTCTTCGTCCAGCTTTCCCACTCCTCTTGATTCCGCTCGTAGGTTTTTCTTGACTCTCCCGGCTCGAGGCCAAGAATCTTATCAATCAAGCTGAAGGGTTTTTTTCTGAAGGTATGGAGAACACAAACCACTTCAATTCTCAGGGCGGCGCGGTCGATTTGCTCTGATGTGCCCATGTCCGAAGAATAACATAGGGCACAAAAATCCCCGGCGCAATCAGATGGGTGTCGAGCCACAAGCCGTTGCCCCTGAGTGAAATTTAGGGGCTGCGCCGGGGAAAGTTATTTTTACGTTCCTGGTTTTCCGAAAATCCCATCAAACGCGACGAGGGTCTTGCTCAACTTCAAAGACTCCCCGGCCTCTTCCGCGCTCGCAAGAATGTCCTTGATCTTTTCGGCGTGGTCGGGGTGATAGACGAGCATGGACCCGACTTGCTTGTGTTCGTAGATCGGTTCTGACTTTGGTTTCGGCAGGAACGGCGCCACCGCCGCGCCTGCCAGCGTTGCGAGAAATCCTCGTCGGTTCAGTTTACTTGCCATTGGATGTTCTCCTGTCCAACGAGCTCCTCCGCGGCAGACTCAAAATCCCACCGCTCTAGCATGGCGTCGAGCTCTGCGATTAGCGCCGTCGCGGCCTGAAGAACTTCGAGCCAGTCTTCCGCCGACCCGGGGCGCCGGCCGTGTTCGGCCCGAAAATCCTTCGCGCATCTTCGCAACAGCTTATTTGTCGGCTTGCTCATCGCTGAAAAGCCCACGGTTGCCGAGCCGATAATCGTCGATGTCATCGAGGATCGTCTTGCGTTGTTTGCGGAGCGCCTTGAGCCGGTCTGCAAAATCTCTTGCTGTGTCTTTTTTGTCAGCCTCGACCGCGATGAGCTGCCGGTCGATCCGCTCGAGCTCTTGGAAGAACTCCCGCAAGCCAGCGTCCTCGCCTTCGCCCTCTTCTTCTGCGAGCGCGGCCTCTTCGGCCTCGAGCTCGGCAGCTTCTTCCGGGGTCAACTCTACAATCATTTGCCTGCTCCTTTTAGATTTTCCGGAAGACGTCCGAAACCTTCCGGTTTTTGATTGACGGCTTCGGTGCCGGGTTGAACTTCATGTCACTCCCGCACTTCGGGCACGCGAGAGGGTGACTTCTCATCGCCACCGATCGCGCCCGGGTTACGGCGTTGTCACACTTTTCGCAGCGGTACTCATATAGCGGCAATTTTCACCTCCTCTGCCGTGATTTTAGCGGCTTTCAAATAGGCATCGCAAGCCTCGGGGCAGATGTCGAAAATCTTGTGGAGGATTTTTCGCAGTTCCTCGTAAGCGGCGTTCGCAACCTTGCCGTCCGCTGCAATTCGAATCAGCTCTCGATAGTGTTCGGAATCGACGATCGAGAATTTTGCCTCGGCCGCATTGACTCGACGAAACATGAGCATGTTCTTGTCGTCCGGGTCAACGAGGTCGTGGCCTATTTCTTCGACGTGGGTGATCGCGTCCAATTTCATTTCCTCCCCTTCCTGTGTGCCGCTGCATTCGGACACGTTGCAAAGTGAGATCGAAAAACCTCAATCAATGGAACTGCCCCCTGTTCGTTCGGGGGCGGTGACTTCATTACGAACCCGGGCCGGCCGTGAATCTTGACCACAACGTTCTCCCCGGGCATTGGCGTCCAATACGCCCCCGGGACATCGACCGGGTTGAGCTTGCCGGATTCCATTTTGATGAATTCAATCGGGGCGCCGCAAGATTTACAATTTGTCATCGTCGCCTCCACCCGTGCCCGTTGCAGGAGGGGCATTCGCTGACACCAGCCTGTGGAGTGTGCGTGCCAGCGATGTACATCCCGCCCTCACATTCATCGCGCTCACACCGCACGATGCCGAGTGCTTTCTTTAGAACCTCCAGCATAACCCGCTTGAGATAGTCCGGGGCACTGTTAACCATCGACCAAAGCAAGTCGATCTGTTCGGTGGTGATGGTGATAGACTCGTTCCAGATTTTCAGCCGCTCGTCGTTCTGCTTCTCCAGCTCCTCGATGCGGTTCCTTTGTTCTTCGTCAATCATCCTTGCCGCCATCAGGTCCGTCCGCAACCGCTTAATCTCGTCATGCTGCTCGGCTATGATCTCTCCAAGTTTGGCGTTGTCGTCGTTCAGCCGCTTTTCTTCCCGGCTCGGATAGTCCGCTTGAAACACGCCGTCACTCATCGTCGCCTCCACCTTCCAAGAATTTCTGCCACCATTTCAGACGGACTCGGCTCAGTTGAAACGGGCTGTCCAGCGGCGTTGGGTGTCTGTTCGCTTGGACTGTAGGGCATGACCTCGTTAACAACGGATTCCAGTTCTTCCCGCAGCCGCTCGATCTCGTCGGCTGCCCTCCACTGGTGCGTTTCCTCGTGTGGCATCTCCTCAATTCTGGATCTCTCACGAGCCACGCGGCGCAAGATTTTAACAATGTCACTCATCGGCCCCCCACAGGGGGGGCTAAGGGTGTGGATCTCAGGTTGGAGTATCGCTTGGATTCAATCGCAGTTCGGCATGACTGAAGCTCGTCCAATAGCTGTAGAGTCGCTTCCCAATCGAGCCTGATAGCCGCAACCTTTTTTTCATCTTCTGCCACACAGGCTTGTAGACCGTCTTCCAAAAACCTGAAAGTCAGAAGCGCCCTGTTTTTCTCGTCAACCGCGATAACCGACAAATCAATCATCATCCCTCCTCGGCGCTCGATAAAAATTTGTAGTGGCTCTGGCTTTCTTTGACGTCGAGATGCGGGCACACCCTCCAAGTGACGACTTCATACGTGTCGTAGGTGACGGGAAAAGTCTCAAGCACCCAAGCCGGGAAAAACGTTTTTTTGAAGTGCTGCCACCACGTTCGCGGGCAACGAATTTTCGTTACGCGCTCTTTTCTTCCCGCAACATCCACCATCATCGACACAAGGATCTCGTCTCGCATGAAATCGCGGCTCTCGTGAACTTTGACTTTTCGAAGCATCGTTGGGTCGATCGTGACGTCCACCTGTCGTCTGACCTTCTCGAACGCCTCTTGAAGAATCGTCCCGGTCGCGTATGGGCTCATCGCCATCATCCCGCCCCCTTCAACCACTCCTCGAACGGGGGAGCCTTCCGCGGCGGAAAATCACCCGCAGCGTCGGAATACTCCTCCCATCGACTGTGATTCCCGAATTTGTTCCGATCGCTCTCTCGCACCGTGTCGTACAACCAGCCCCCTTCGGCCGTGGGCCGGGAAACCCCCACCCGCTGCTTCGCCCCGTCTTCGTTCCGTCGCGTGATCCACGTCCCCACCGCCGCCTTCCACGACTTCATCTTGTTCTTCCCCACCATCCAACCCTTCGACTCGTAAAAGTCCACGAACGCCTGCGGGTCGATCCGCGTCTCCCCCCTCTCCTCCAAATACCCCCGAACCTCATCCACCGACGGCGGCTTGAATACACTCCGTTTCTTCTTCTTCTTAGGAGTATTGTCATCTACATCTACATATACACTTACAGGTACAGGGTCCACTTCCTGTCCGACTTTGTCCACCCCATGTCCACCACTGTCCACCAATGTCCCCCTCTGTCTCCTCTTGTCCTCTGCCCACTTCATTCTCTGCGACTCTCGAGCCTGCTTCTTCCGGTAATACTCGTAATTCACCACCCGCCACCTGTTCGGACCCTCCGGAACCAAACGCCTCCCCCCGTGATCCGGACTCGTGCTGTGCTCATCAGGGCCCGTCAAGACCTCCAACGCCGAACGGGTCTCCTCGAGCTCCATATTCGCTAACCGCGCCATGCTCTCGACCGTCCCCCGAAAACACCCCTCGCTGTCACACCGCAACAGACACACCGTAAACAGCTTCCATACTGCCGGCGGGTGCTCGTTGATCGTTGAAAAAAGCATGTCATCCCACAGCATTACGAAATGTGGAGTCACGACGGCTCCTCCATTTCTGATTCCTGCTCGAGAACCATGAACCGCTCCGCTGTGGCTGAATACGGGCGCGTCGATCGACTCTCCCACAACGCAATCGTCACAGGCGTAGTCTCCAACATCTCCGCCAATTGCACTTGCGTCACCAACAATTTCAAACGTAGCGCCTTGACCCGCTGGCCCCACGTCATCTCGTCCATCAAAAACCCCTGAGATTCTGGCATTGAGAATAGCCTCCAACAACTTAAAAAGTCGGGCAAACTCTTTATAACCTCGTAAGCCCTAAAAGTCAATGGTTCCGGAAAATTATTTCCCACAACTAAACTGCCACCCGATCGCCCAAATTTTTGCGTAAATTTCTGGAGGGGGAATAGTTCCCCCCCCGTGGGGCGCTCGTGGGGGTGGACGGGGCCCGGGTGTTGGTGCTTCGTCGTGGTGCCCGGGCTCCCGGTCGCGTCGATATCGAGGTTGACATAATAGCAGTTATCGGACGCTAGCCCGCTAACCCGTGAAGACTCAACGGCTTAACCCCTTGGGCCCGGGCTCCCAGTCTCAACTAAGGCAGGGTGGCGCCGAAACCGACCGCACCCGGGGCTCGACTCCCGCCCGGATGGTTGCTCCCGGGGGACTGGGGACCGCTGATCCTGAGATCCGGACCAGCCGAGCTCGCCGCGCTTGCGGTTCGGGAATCCTCTCCCCCTCACAAAGCCCGGGTTCGAGCGATGGCAGGGCGGGGAACGGATGAGAGATCCAATGACGTAGGGCGTCAGCATTTCACGTCACTCAATGACGCCCACCGTCACATTATTTGTAAACCTACACCGTAAACAAAGGACTTAGCTGTTGGCATGGATTCTGCATATTCAATCAATGCGTTGTCAGAGACGCAAAAAACCAAAGGGGGTTCAATCATGGGTTCGAAATTCTACAGTGAGAAAGCGGAACAGGCAGCGAACAAGATACTGGAGGCATTTGAGGAGCCCGGGAGGCTTCCCGCGGCATTGAAGGACATCGCCTTGCCAGCCACGGAGCGCCACGCGGGGAGTTACAGCATCAGGAATCAAATGTTGGTTTGGATAAACGGATACACGGACGCCGCGGGGTTCAAGCAATGGAAGAAGTACGGACGCGCCGTCCGCAAAGGCGAGCGCGGGTTCCCCATTCTCGCACCCGTGACCGCGACGTTTACCGCGAAGGATACCGACCCAGAGACGGGCAGAGAGATCGAGCACCCCGTGACCTACATCCGCGGATGGCGCCACGTTACCGTCTTCGGGATCGAGCAGACCGACATCGTGAATGAGGAGCTCTGGCAGAAATACAGCGAAGCAGCGGCGAAGAATGCCGAGTTTCTCGAGAATCTCCCATGGGTCGAGGTGGCGCGGTCATGGAATCTCGCCTGCGGCGCCGACGGTCGCTTGCTCGAATACGGCGCCCGGGGTTGCTACACACACGGAAAAGCGATCGAAATCGGAGTAGAGAATCTCTCGACGTGGGCACACGAGCTCGTTCACGCGGCAGACGACCGCCTTGGAACGTTGACAAAGAAGTCCGGACAGCAGCCCGACAATGAGTTAGTTGCGGAGCTCGGAGGGGCTGTGCTGTGCCTCTGTGCCGGACACGAGACCGAGGCGGACATCGGCGGAGCATGGGAGTACATCAAAGGCTATTCGAAAGACCCCGTCAAGGACGCCGGAAACCTCTTGTCTCGCATCGTAACGGCCGTTGCTCTCATCATGGAACAAGCGAAGAACCCCGACGAGACCATTCCGGCCGTTAACCCCGAGCTCAAGACCAAAGCAGCGTAGCGGGCCCGTAGCAGCGCCCGCGGGGGCGTTGCCGCGGTCTCACTAACACCAGGGACCGAGAAGAGGAGCAGAGAAAATGAAGCGAACAGGCACACCAGCCCGAACCGGAGCGCTTGACGGACTGAGACACCTACACAGGGACTTGACGAGATACGCGGGCGCCTGCAAACGGGTTGCCGACGAATACGAACAAATGGCGAGGAACAGCGATGGATGGGACGACGCAGCAATGCGGCGCGCTCTTTTAGACGCGGGGCTTCAAAGAATCGAACAGCGGCGCGTGCTGTCATGGGCGACCGACCTACAAACGCTCATCGACGAGCAGACCCACGCGCCACGAGGCCAGGACGAGCTCGAAGCAGGGCATCTCGGGCGCCTAACCTCCGTGTTGACCGAGCTCCAGACAATTCAATTTGAGACATCAGACGACGAGCTCGCCGCGGCGTTGAGCGCGCCGATTCGCGCCACCAGGGAGGCATGCGACCACATCAAACGAGCCCGGGAGCGCTCGACGTGTGACCGATAGCGTGACGGTAACGCGGGGACGAGCGCCCCGCGTCGCGGTCACACTACGACCGAGAACAGGAGTGAAGAATGCGAGGAATAGAGAAATACGGCGAGCAGGGATTGTACGACGTCAGCAATCAAGCGACCGACGAGTGTGACAGCTGTCACCGCATGGCGCCCGGGCGTTGGACAACGGACGACGAGGAAGGCGGTTCCGAATGGTTCCTTTGCGACCGCTGCGCCCGCACCATCCGACAGCTGCGGCACGACGTACCGGAGCCCACCCAATGAAACCCGGGGACATTCGCGCCATTTACGTACTGTCAAGCATTCGGCCGAATCAAGCACCGAACCGATACGCAGTTAACGAGAGCCCGAACGAGCGCCGCGGGCACGTTATCAAAATTGATTTTGAAAGGGGCTCGGACCTTGACGCATACCGCGTCCATTTCGACGACGGATTAAGTGTACAGGTCCGATCGGAGCGCGTGCCGCGGGTGGAGTATTTCGAATGAACGACGAATTCAAACTCACGAGCGAACACGCTAACCCCGGGCAAGGCTCAATGTTCGACGACCAAGAGCCCGCGCCCGAGGGAAAACACAGGGCCGAGCTCCTCGTTTATCTTGCCACGCGAGGCGGGTTCGCGATGGTTTCGGACTTCCTCGAAAGCCTGAATTTTGAGGTTATCACAACGGGCGCCTGTATCAAATGCTGGGCACCGCGGCGAATGGTTGACCACGGGCCCGGCACCCGTGCTTATTGCCAGGACTGCTATACGCACACAGTCTGCCGAGCTCTGGACATCGAAGCGAACAACATTCCCGGGTTCGTTAGCCCGAAACCAGAGTGAAACCGAGAGAGGGTCCGCCCGCGGGGCCCTGTTTCGGTCG